TTGAAGTATTATTTGCATACAACCACACCTCGTCAATAATTGAAGACGAAGTTCCTGTTGCGTGAATGGTTGTGCCAGTTGAAGCAGTTTGAACTACTGTGATGGGTTGTCCTTGTGTTGAACCACTCAGTAAAACTTTGCTAAATGTTGCCATGGTTACTCCTTAACCAAATACTTGATTTGCTATAATGTTTTGGTCGCTTTCAAAACTACCACCAGCATTGGCAATCACAAACGCAGTCGTCGCTACTTTGGTTGAGTTATCGCCAACAGTCTGAGTTGTAGCGGTTACCGCTGATGCTAATGCGCCAGTATAGGTTGTTGCAGTAATAGTCCCATTTACTTGAAGGGCTGTTGCTGGTGAAGCCGTACCAATACCAACATTGCCTGATGAGTCAATACGCATCCGAACTGTGCTATTAGTAGTAAAGGCTAATGTAGTTGCACCTTCAGAACCAATAAACGGTGTATTGCCAGTAATAGAACCAAGCAGCAAACGACCACTTGTAGTAGTACCAAAAACACCCGACACATTGGCTTGCGAAGAAACTGTGTTGCTACCCAAAACTTCAAGTCTTGCCACTGGAACGGTAGTGGCGATACCAACATTGCCTGCGTTGGTAATACGCATACGCTCGGCGTTTACGGATGCGCCATTGGAAGTGGTGAAAAAAGTTATACGACCAGGAACACTACCTGTTGCTACGGTACCATCAACATGAGCCGTAATTTGTGCTGCAATAGGGTCTAGTGTTGTTCCATCCGCACCAGCAAACATCAAATTTGCAATGCTGTCACCATCAACAAGTGCTGTTACTGCACCAGCAGCAGTGCCACGACTTTTACCCAGAACAAAACGCAGACCATTACTGTCGGCTCTGTTAAGAACAGAAGTAAATGCAGTTAACCCACCGCTTCCTTGTTCATTGAAGATTTGGTTTACTACAGCATTTTGATAAGAACCACCAACACTTCTAGCACTGGTTGCACCAAGTAAAATGTTTCCTGTTGAAACTGCCAAACCAGTTAAAGTACCGACACTAGTAATTGCTGTTTGAGCCGCACCAGTAACAGTTGCCGCACTACCAGTAGTGGAAATCGCCCAAGTGCCTGTTGCGTTTGTGCCGTCTGTCCACGCAATGTCTTTGAAGGTGGTGAACGCTGTGGCTGACCCGTATGCCTGCTGCCAGAGACGAAGCCCAAGGGCATCTTTTCGTAGGGCGAGCATGTTGTCGTTACCACCAGAAGCGTCGCTATATGTCCTGAATATAATTGCGTCAGCGTATGGGCCTGTGTTGTTGTTGTTCCATGATGTGAATGCTGTTGTGGCATAGTTCGCTGTAAAACTACTTGGGGCGGCAGTTCTATTGTCAACGCTTATTACTCGTGGAATAAAAATGTTGGCTGAACCGTTGAACGACACCCCGTTTATGTTGCGTGCTGTAGTTAAAGTCGCCGCGCTAGTCGCAGTGCTAGCGTTACCTGTTAATGCGCCAACGAAAGTTGGTGCTGTAACAGTCCCGGGAAATGTTGATGTGCCATCAGTGGCACATATTGTTGCTGTCTTTCTACCTGCCCATCCCGATACCCAGTTGTCAGGTGAACTATTTACCTGTAGCCCACTTTCTGCATTTACATATAAAAACTCATCCGTTTGTCCAGTAGCATACGAACTACTTTCGCCTGCATTTATAACAAGGTAATTTCCGTTTGATGTTCTCAACTCATTCGTGATAGTTGTTGAAGCAGTAGCCGTACCTGTAACATTCAATGAAGTCAGAGTACCAACACTAGTGATTGCTGTTTGAGCAGCACCAGTTACAGTTGCCGCAGTACCAGTAGTGTTTTGGTTGAGCGTAGGAATATCAGCAGCAACTATTGACCTAAATGTAGGAACTCCAGCAGTGCCATTGGGGGCCGCTAAAACATAGTTTGCAGTTTTGGATGCGTACGGGTTTTGTGTATCTCCATAACTAGCCGCTAAAGAAACGGTAGCCGACGAACCTTCGCCAGCAGTATGCGCCACAGATACAGGACTTGTTCCAGAAATGCCCGACATGTAGTTACCTGTCGTGTCTGTACCAAGGTCAATAGCGTCAGCGACCCACAGTGAGCCGTTGTACTTTAAGAAGTCACCAGAAGCAGGTGAGGGCAGGCTCACATTATGTAGTTCATCTAGTTCATACCCATTTTGAGTAGCAACATAGATAATGCCGTTACTATTGGCTCGGACAACTACACCGATGAATACCAAGTGGTCTGGTGCTGCGGGCTTAGTTTTGGTAAATGCGCCAGCCTCGCCCAACCATAAAACATCTCCAGCGGTATATCCAACCGATAAATCAATACCATCTACATATCCACGGGTAACAATAGGCCCGTTGTTACTAGCGGTAATGTTTGCACCAACAACACCAATGGTCTTGGATGAGGTGGTATCACTGTTATTGTCTGCTCGTTTTACTGAGGCGTGGTCACCTGTTGCGCCAAATAAATAGACGCAAGTACCAGTTGTAATAGTGGTTGCCTCAGCATTACGGACATAGGTAACTACTGGCGAATAATTATTAACCCAGTTAGTACCATCATAAGAAAGTCCTTGAAACTCTGCTGGTGATGTAATAACAACATCTGTAAGGTCGTTTAATGCCGCTACTGCTGATCCACCAGCAGAAGCCGCCCCAAACTTTGTGCCGTTATATTTAAGGACATCACCTGTTACAGCTCCCGCTGTATCAATTTCAATCCCTTTAACTTTAAGGGACTTTAAAAAGTTAGACATTGTTGTCCTTTAATGACAGATTAAGCAAGAATGACGACTCGGTATTGGTTGGCAGTCGGAGCAGTTGCAAAGTATACAGTTGTTGTAGAACTGGTATTAACAACATCAGCGTACACAACTTCTCCCGTGGAAACTTCATATACCGACACGGAAATGTCTGCTGTACCAAGTCCATGGGTAAGTGCATAAGAAGTAGCACTAGTGGCTAAGGTTTCAGCATGCTTTTTCTTTGTCCAAACTGGTGCGCTTGCTCCTGCGGTAAGTACATGTCCTGAAGTGCCTAATCCAAGGGTCGTGGTTGTTGCAGAACCAGTCTGGTAAACAATTGAACCAGCGGCACCACCAGTAACATTGGTAGCAGTAGTAGCGGTTGATGAGTTACCCGTGTACTGAGTAGCAGATAGAACTTGCGTACCAGCAATCTTTAGGACTTTACCCGATGCAAGGTCAATGTGCTCTGAAGAAGTCCATGAACTAGTTGCAGACACCCAGTTCCAGGTTTTGTTTCCATCTACACCACCTGCAACAGTGATACCTCCACCATTTGCGGTGCTGTTGGTTGGGGTAGTTACTGAACCTAGAACAATGTTTATGTCGTCTACGGTGACAGTAGTGCTATTAATAGTAGTGGTTGTACCGTTTACAACTAGGTCACCAGCAATTGTTACCGTACCTGCGGCATTACCAATGTTGACCGCAGTAGCCGCACCAGCAAAGTTTACTGTTGTTGCTGCTGTGTTGATTAGGTCGAAAGAAGTGCTTGCAGTAGTAAGTGAGGTAGTAATTGCGGGGCTAGTACCAAAGACAAGTGCTCCAGTACCAGTTTCACCTGTAACTGCAGATGCTAAGTTTGCAGAAGATGGAGTAGCCAGGAATGTGGCAACCCCAGTTCCAAGACCCGAAATACCAGTTGCAACGGGGAGACCCGTTGCGTTAGTCAATATTGAACCAGCACCAACTGTACCAAGAACGGGGCTAACAAATGTTGGACTGTTGGCAAATACCAATGCTCCAGTACCAGTTTCGTCCGAAATTACCCCTGCTAGCTGGGAAGATGTAGTTGCAGCAAATTGCGCCAAAGTATTAGTGGTTAGGGCCACATTAGAAATTGCGCCACTAGAACCGTTAACCGTAGTTACACCAGTCGTTGAAGTCAAATAAGTGTTGGTATCAACAGTCCAAGTACCTGAACCATTTGTCTTGAGGAACCCTGCGGTACCTGTAAGGCTGGCAATAGCCGTAAGGTCAACGTCTGATGGTTGGTAAGTTCCTGAAGCACCTGCTGATATGGTTACCCAGGATGTACCGTTATGGAATTTAACTACATTACTACCGGTATCATAGTAAATCCCACCTGCGGTGGCGCTGGTTGTGGGAGCAACGGCTAAGTTTTGCAACTTAATATTTCGTAATTCATTGCCATTAAGATCAACATTATTTAAAAATTTAGACATGGTACCTCACGATAGATAAGCCGATCCCCCAAATGGGGATGAAAATGAAACTGTTAAAACATTCGCTGACACATAGTTTACATCACCTACAACATGGTTGCCGCCGCTGTCAACAACTGAAACAGAGGGGGGAAATCCAAGATTATGGGTAATTGTCCAATTTGCTGATGAAACACTTTGTATATGGGTATAATTACCAGATATTGGTAAAACCAAGTTAAGAACTTGAGCCGGGGTAGTTCCTGTAATGGTTGCAGAAGCTTCACCTAAGGTAACAGTGCCAACTGTTAGGACATTAGAGGGGCCTGTAGCACCAGTAGCACCCGTAGCGCCAGTAGGACCAGTTAACGTTTGTGTTTGAAGTTTCCATGCGCTAATGGTGGTCGAATAAATCCATGTCTTATCGCCACTTGTAAATGTTTGATTGTTTGTTGGGGATGCTGGGAAATCTATAGCAGCCATTTTATGGACTTTCTGGGAAGTCAACGGCAGGGGCTGGTGTCCAAGTAGCGGGGAAGTCACGCAATGTTTGGCGGTAGGTCGCCCATGCTGTTTTGTCGGTTGGTGTGTCTGGGATCATCGCCCAATCAGATTCGACTAGGAGTGCGTCACGGCGTAAACGCATGCGCTCTAGGAGCCATTCATTGGGTACTGAAGTTTCGTTTTCTGCCAATAGGTTCATGTTCATGCTGCCTTATAATACATGTTCCACCAAAGGATGTCATTTTCATCCCAAGTAATTGGTGCAGTATCAGTAATTGATGCGTTACTTAAGTAAGTACCCGAAGCGTCTAGGACTTGTAAAACAACACGGTTGGGGACATCACTAACTCCTGCTGTAGTAACAATCCCAGCATAACCTGTTGTTGCTGAAGTATCACGAATACCAACTTGACCGATAACAGTTCCAGGGAAATTTCCTGAAACAGTCGCATCTATGTTTACGGGAATTATCATTACGACAGGACCAAAAGCACTCACGGTAGTTGTACTACCAAAGACTACACGGCCCCAAACATGAACAAAGTCGTTTACACGACAATACGAACCTGTGGCTGTGCCATTACCAATAGTCAAGCCAGCACTGAAAGTTGGGATGAAGGTTGGTGTATAAGAGGTGTAGATGCCAAATGAACCACCAATGTTTGCATTACCAAACTCAACCCATTGTGTTGTATTACCATCGTTATAATAAATGTAAGTTCTACCATCATCTGAGTTAAACCAAACATCACGTACTGATGGAGATGTTGGAGTTGTCGCAGAAACAATATAAGTTGTATTACTTTCCCAACTTCTGACACCGGAAGTATTTGACGTTAAAACTTTTCCTGAAATGTCTGGAACTCCTAAGTCGGGCTCAGCATCCGCCAAATTAAGAAATTCATATCTATTAGCGGGGACTAAAGTAGGTGGAGTTTTCTTTACTTTCCCAGATTTAATCTCAGCCATTTGAAGTTTCCAAAATACTCAATACTACTTTGACTGAACTACTCGCAACATTAGCACTAGCCGTTATAGACTGTCCTGTTTCAAGCACTAATTTTCCTGTTGTTGCAGAAACTGCGTCATTTGGTGGAATAGAAAAATCTTTCAATAATTCAGTAGTTGTTACACCACTAACATGTGAAAATGTAATTGTTTTAGTTGCAGAAGTTATGTTACTAACTTGCGCCATCAATATGATTGATGTATACCCCGTTGGAGCTGTATAAAGAGTCGTGGATGTAGTTAGAAGACTAGCAGTAACTGTTTTAAAAACATTTAATTGAGCCATTTTTAACCTTCTTCTACGCTATTAGGAAATTCGTCGCCAATATTAAATAAATGTTTAATTGATGAATCAAATGCATACATGTCGCCTTGTGCAACTTTATGAACTTCTGGGTTATTGTGGAACACAGAGTAAACGAGAGACCTAAGAGATTTTTCCACTATTTCCATAGTAGCTTCATCAAATTCTAACAATACTTTCTCTAATTCGTTTTCTATTGATTTTTCTACAAATGCTCGTAACTCACGTACTGTTGGGGACGTTGTTGCTGGCATTGACTGGGGGTCAAACTTTTTCATTTTTAACCTTCCAGAGCTAAGATATACGGGGTCATGATTGCAAAAAGACTTCTTTCAAAGGCTACACCTTCAATTGTGCCACTACCTCTATCAACTTTTAAATCAGTACCAATTCTGAAGTCACCTTTTTGGTCGGTGCTAGTAAAAAAGACTTGTCCACCACCTGTCTGAATAACTTCTTTTGATTGATCTGGTATTCCACCAAATTGTGGACGAGAAGTTACTAAATCAGTACCAGAACCACAGTACTCAAAAGTGTGATTGGATGCCATAATTCGGCTTGCTTGATAAAACTTTGCTGTAGTCCCATTCGCAACAGCAGTTACTAATCGCTGGTCAAGGGATATCGTTGATGAACCCGAAGAAATGGCCGTTGCACCATCTATAGAATAGTATGTTGTTCCGTTATCAAATGTTACTACGTTATTCAAATAAGGTGTATGACTAAGGCCGTTTATGGTAATTGTAGAAGAAGTTGCTGGAGTGGCTGCTGCTGCGGTACCTGAGTATAAAAGACCGCTAACACCTATAGCCTTTAATCCATAATTGCCAAAAGATGTATCTGACCCAATTAGGGAACAAAAACCACCACTTTCACACAGCACACTTACATCGCAACAAATTGTATAAATAGCAATCAACTGTGCGTATCCACTATTAATTATATGAATACCTTTGCCACCAAGATTTATTTGTGTAAATTGGCCGGCAAGCATTGATTTTCCGCCAGTAACAACAGAACCATCAATGCGCATTCCCGTGCCAGTAGTTGTATATGAGGAGCAATCAAATACGTAGGGGCTTTGATATATGTTTCCAGCAGAACCGTTTGGGTTGTAAGCTATTGCTGCTGCTGGGGACACATGGTCTTTGAATGTAAATCCAGTAATGTACGAAGCATTGTTAACATACAAAATGTCTTGGCCAGTATTTAATGGTCTGATTGTTGTAGATCGTGCGCTATCGCCAATAAGTGAAACTTTTACAGGAACTGTTAGCGGGTTGTTTTCTGTGTAGTCGCCACTTTTAACAAATACAGTGGTGTCAGAAGTAGCAATTGCTAATGCTGCTTTGATTGTAAGTTTGGCTTTTCTCAGGGTTGTACCGTCGTTAGAGTCGTTTCCACTTTTAGATACATAAAGAACATTTAAAGCAATTGATTGTTCTGTAGGACCAGTAGGACCAGCTACTCCAGGATCATGTATTTCTAATATCCCTTCTAAGGGTTTAGAAACACTTGAAACCGTAGTTGTCTTAGTTACTGTAGTGTATTTACTTGCTGGTTTTGAAACTTCTACAGTACTCATGTTGGGGGAGCCGATACTGCTGCTTCAACCACTACCGTTCCAGAAGCTAGGCAATCCCAATCTCCTGCTGAGTCTTTTACAAACATGTCGAATGAGTGAATACCTGCAGGTACGGTGTTTTTATCTGATATATGCAATTCTAAGGTTGCACCTGCTATTGGGGCTATATAACCACGACGATTTCCGGTCAGGGCTACAACAGTCTCTTCTGATGGCTTGGTAGCATACCAACGAAGGTCAAGTACAGTAGCACCAGTACTATCTTTTGCCTGCATAAAGGCATCTTGTACAGAGATAATAGTGTCTGTAGAGTCACGCCAAGTAAAGTTACGACGGAAATCAACACGCTGTTTAAATCTGATTTCCATAGCTTGCGTATCCTCCAAAGGCGTAACATTATTTAGTGCTGTAACACTAAGTGTACCTGCTGCAACAGGCCTTGTTATCTGGTCACTTGCACCATCATAGGGTGCTTTCCTAGCGTAAGTAGCTAAAACATCATAACTCAAGTCACCTACTGGCAAATCTGCAGTATCTTCTTCAGTTAGGGCTATCATAATTCCACCTTCTGAAGTAATGATAGTAGTCATTTCTTTACGGCCAGTTATGCTAGTTTGTACACTAGCACGTGCACTAATCGGTCGGATAACACGATGCGTGCGCTTATCCTTCACAATAATGAGTCTTTCCCACGGTAGACCTTTAGATATAGAATAGTTAACTTTATTTGTCATAGGACCATTCTACCTCGTGGAGTACAGGGTGGGCCACCCTCAGATAGCCCACCCTTAACCGGATTCCGTTCTAATAATTATACACTGCGCTTAGAGCGTGGTTTAGTAACTTTTAATTCAGGAAGTGCTTTAGTATTTTCAATGTTAGTAACTCGAGAATCTATTCGATCTACTTTCCCATCTATTTTGTCTATTTTCCAATTCATTTGGTCAACTTTGATATCTAACTTATCAAGTATTTTCATATTTTGACCGTGTTGTTCTGTGTTTCGCTTATCAAAACGACTGAGGAACCACATAACTGGTCCTCCAATTAACGCAACTACGATGGGAATGTATATCGGTTCCATTTACTTTTCTACTTTCTTTTTATAAATAAGTGCTATAACCTGGTCATCAGCTAGTTTATTAAATACTTATTCACTAAAAACAACGTAGATTGATTCCCCGGTTAGTGAACTTACCTATATAAATTCTACTATGTTAGTAACGCCTTAGTCATGTATTTTGGAAATTGATGATACTAACATCAACTTATTAAATGTATCGGATGTATGGTTCTCCGGATTCATTATTTCTTCTTTTGGCTGATTTGTACTCGTCGTAGGCAAGTTGGTATAAGTGGTGAAAGTTGTCACCATTGTCGTAATTTCTGGTAATGTCATCAAGTGTTTCGGGAAAAAGGGACTTAAAGTAGTTGTAGGAGCTAGAGAAGTCTGCGGGGGCTCCACAATTGTCACAGATTGGCTCATCGTAGGCATTGTAGCAGTAACCACAGTGTCCACAATAGTAGTTGTTGTAGTTACTTATATTACAGGGGCAGTCGTCGTTGGGGCAATAGTAATAGTTGTCGTCGTCGGTTCCGTGGATGTTGTAGTTTCCGGACATGTTGTTGGTGTCTCCGTTGTAGTTGAGGAAGTTGTTGTAGGCAATTATGGAAGGGTCGTCGTCGTAGATACTTCGGGTGGTAGCGATGTTGTCACCTCAGTTGTAGTCGTTGTATTTACTGGATTACCGTTAAAGGATAACAGTGCCGGATACGGGAGTTGAACCCGTCTACGGGTGTTTATAAGACACCTTGCATCAACCGGACGCATCATCCGGCTAGCCGGGTTATTTAGCTATAGCATGTATAGCAAATTGCCAATGCCATTTACCAACAACTGGCCAAGTAATACCAGTATTTTCATCATGCCACCATTTAGCTTCAGTGTCATTAGGTATTTTATTAAAATAATCAGTTATTTCAGAAAAACCTAAGTTAGTTAGCAAACTATGCACTCGGTCATGGTGACAATTCCAATGATGTGCAGCTCCATCCCAAAATTCATGTTCTCTATCTGGTTGGTAGTTGTGTTCTTGGTGTTCCAGGGTAGAAAGTACCATGTGCCAGGGTTCTAATCCATCTTTCCATCTATTAATTGTCTTATATACGTCTGGGCCAACAATTAAAATTGGGGCATTTGGCTTTGCAACTCTTTTTATCTCTAAAAGGAAGCTATTTACAGATTTCCAATCAATATGTTCAATAACATGCCCTAAGTAGACAGCATCAAAATGGTTATCTGGAAAAGGATATGGTTCTCCAGGAAATACAACGACATCTGGTTTAGTTGTGGCACTAGACCATACATCAACATTTACCCAACCCTCTGCGTAGTGCGTTCCGCAGCCTGCATTTAGTAATAATTTACTATTGTTTTGTGACATTTTGTGCAGCTCCTTGTGTTAGAGGAGAATTCTATCACATTGGACCACTCACATCGCAACAACCCGCACTATCACAGCTACATGATCCTATTGCATGCAGGAAATTAGCCTTTTTACTTGGCCAAGTGCCTGAAATACTAGTTGAAGGGACCATTACGTCACCTTGTTCATCCATAATATTTTGATCAGATGCCGATGCGTCTGCAATCATTGCAGATGTAGCTACTTTTCTTTGATTTTTTTCTTTTATAGACGGGTTATTAGACGGTTTTTTGTACTTTTTTACTGATGCAGCGTCAGATCTTGAGTATGGATCGTTAGGATTACCCTGATAATTGCCATGTTTGTCAATATAACCCATAAATTCTCACTAATCTGTCAATTTTGTGTTAGGTTGAGACAATTTAGGGGCTTTATCAGGGTTGTCAGCATAATACTGACGAACTTTGGCCAGTCCTTCATTTTCAATCTCTTTAACACGCTCTCCAGTAAGGTTAAATTGCAGACCAACTTCATCATGTGTTCGTGGTCTGTTCCTATCTAAGCCAAGACGCATACGAATAACGTCATGTTCATGCTCATTAAGGCCCGGAAGCATGCTAGAAGTCTCATTAACAGTCATGCTTGACTGTGCTGGGTGTGTTCCTTCTTGCCTACCTACTACTGCAGCGGGGTCTGTACCATGTGCAAGATACTTAGAAACTGCTGCTTCTGGAAGTTCAGTGTCATCTAAATCTGATGATCCGGCTCTTTCATCTAACCGACGTGTGGTTGTTGCATCAATTTCATCTCTACTTCTACGGTAAGTGTCAATAGACGCTTGTGTAAAGCCAGTTCTTGCTTGTAATCTTGGAGTCCTGCGATAGATCTTTTGCATACGTCCACGACTATCACTATATTCTTGTGGATGAAAACTAGTCATTTTTACTTACGTGAACCTTTAGGCATCTTGCGGGTGTCGTTAATAAACTTACCTGCCACTCCAAGAGCAGCTCCTACTGCTGCTCCCTTCATCATTTGTGGGGTGTCCATAACTGGGAGGTTTTCTGCGGGATGGCCAACTTCACCAGCGGCTAGGTTTACACCTCCGCCAAGAACAGCTGCTCCTGCAGTAGCGCCTAGTACTGCAGCAGTACCATAACCACTATTAGCAAGTTGATTTCCAGCGTTAATAGACGATTGTTTAATGCCATCAGCAGTCATTAGTGGGGGAACTTTTCCAGTTTTGTGACCCATAATGGCATCTGCTTCAGCAGCAGTCCTACGTTGCTTACCATTTAAATATTTGGTACTTCTAAAATTACCATGTGGGTGTTCTCCACCAGATCCACCTCTGAGTATGTCTTTAATTCCCATGGAAACTCCTTAAGTTGTTTAGACCATTATAGACTAAGTTGACTTAACCTTCTCGTACTAATTTATCAGTCTGGGAAGTAACCTTCAGGATCTATTTTAGCCCAAGTTCCTGTTTTAAGGTCAATATGGTCAACCTTTCCCTCTCCTATTGCAGAAGGTAAATGCATTACTTTCAAAAATTGAGAACCAAGCGTATGTGGATCTAATCTACGCTGTCTATCCATCTTGCCTAGAGATGGATTGTTAATAGACCTACTAACAAGAGCAGATACGTCTGCACTTGTCCCTTGTCTATTTCTATTAAATTCCTGAAATCTACTACTTATAGTTTTGATAGCATCTTTATAGTTATCATGATGGGTAGCGTCTAGATCAGAATGAGGGGTATTTCTATCACGATTTAACATGCTCATCAGATAGCCACTTGGAAGGGCAGAAGTAACATCAGTGACGACATCTTTGTATATGTCTCCTGAAAGATTAAAATCTTCATCAGGTACTCTAGGAATACCAGCAGCAAACTTATGTAGGTATGGTGCACGATGATCCAGTTCGTGCTGTGCACGTGCTCTTACTTCTGGATCATGCTCTGTCGCCTGTGAAACTGACTTACGAGCAGATCTAATATGTCCCTCAGTAAGTTGTAGTCCCTCGTCATGACTATTGAAATCTAAATCTTCGTCTCCATCATATGAATCTTCATAAGAACTTAGTACTTTACTACTAAATTGAGGGTGTGCAGAAGCTAGGTCAATTCCCATACCACTACCAAAGTGTTGAAGTCTACGTATGTGGAATTCTGGATCGTCAGCCCTACCTGACATACTTGCAGCTGCACTCGGAATAATTAAACCACTTGCATTACGTAAAAGTTCCATAATTTAATCCTTTGTTATGTGACGCCCGTCACTATACGAAATCAGCAGTAGATCTATTTTACAGTATTTTAATGTTACTTTACAATAGATCCGGTAACCTTAACTGCGTCTGGGTCCCATACTGCAACAGTGCTGTAAGGCTTACCTTCTTTATTCACCCCAGAATTTTTATAGCCATGAAACCCGCGAGATTTTAGATACTCGTGTAAGGCAGTTCCGTCACTGAGAAACTCCCCATCACGATTCGCTTTGACGGTTGCGCCATGGTCCTCTGAGGTGGCCAAACGGGCGTCAGGCGACAATTCTGCGGTAACCACAGCGCCGGGCTCCAGCGGGGCTTTAACACCGGTATACGGGTCATCATGGTGGCCGCCCGTACGGGGAACTACATCAGTGGCGTAGTCTGAAGCTTCGGCAGGGTCTTCAGTGAAGTACATAGCCTGGCCGTACCGTTTACCATTAATAGACGGTCTAGTGGTATCAAACCCATCAGTCAGTATGCTGTTAGCACTGGCCAGTGATGTGCCATGGTACAAAGCAAACTGTTTGGGACTAAGAGTCATACCGGTGGTCTACTTAGCTTAGGGGTCATTCTATACATAGAGGGATTACCCTTCTCATTTGTATACTTCATAATTCTTCCACGTGGATGATTATTTACTATCTTTGACCTGGTATCCCACGATTGCTCAGTATTGTGAACGTATATCCCTGATCCTGATATTCTATCAATTTCTTTTGGTATTATTGCTCGCTGCAATTCTCCATACTTGTTATTTCCATCAGGGTTGTATGTATTCCAGCGACGGTGTTGATCCATAGCCATATACCCAAAGTCACCGTAGTCACCAAATTGATCAGGGTTAAGCATTACTACTTATGCTTTTTCGTTAGTTCCACCGATAGGCATAGCTGGAGCAGCATAGTTGTCATTATGACGATTCTTGAATGCACGACCTATCGTCTTAGCGGAACCTTCTGCTGTAGTTCCCTCCTCATTAGGAGGGGAGTCACGCAGAGTACGGTAACCATCAAGGTCATTTTGCAACCCTTCTGGAGTTTCATCAGGCATACCACCTGCGCGTTCCCAATACCTATTTGCTTGGGTAGCCATCAGGTGGGCTAACCTGGTAACTTGACGTCCTGGGTGTCTTGAAGTGTCTTCGCCTCTGGCCATGGTGTAGCTCCTTAGTTACGGAATAGGTCTATTATATCTCAGTTTAGAATATGATCGTCAAACTCACCGGTATACATATTAAAATACCTAGGGTTTTCTATAGGTCCGGCAGATGTGCTTCCTACCTTCAAGTGGCTTGTTGAACCATCTAAAAAATGAGCTTTACGTCCAAGCACCGCGTCGGTATCAACTCCATGTTCTTTGAGAACATCCATAGTTCTTTCACGGTTTGCTTCTGCACCTATTACATCCCCTGTATGAGGATCTGCACGTGGTCTATCTCTTAGTACTTTGTCAACATGCTCTTTAGCACCTTCTTCATTTAAACCTATGTGGTCCCCTTCAGTCCATGCTTTTCCACCACTGTATAACCCCCATGGAGCAGCACTAACTGTAGCTTCGTGACCTTTTTCTTTAGCACTACCGACTTGACCAATAGAAAGACTAGCTGGTATTTTTCTATTTTTTAAAGGTATATCTGCACGTAAGTTACTACCATAATGTTCATCATAAGGGGTATGCCTATACTCTGGCTGACCTATTGGAACTACATGACCAGTTGGCAGGTGGGCAAACCCCGGGGTAATATCAACACCTGTATTTTCTTTCATACTTTGGAGTACACCTCGCATCTGTTCACCAGTTAGATGTTCATGTGACATAAGATCCTCCAATTAAGAATAGGTCTATTATAACCTATTTAACGGTTGGGCCGCTTTACGTTATAACCGGTTAAGTTGCGGAATAGGGCTATATGGGGGGTGGTGGTTCCTTGGGGGCTGGCCTCTACCGACTACACTTCGCTGGACTCCGCTTAATGGTGGTAGCCCCGCTCACGCATGGGGCGCCCTCACAAGGGAGTGCTGTGCGTGGGTCAGGTTAGCACGAGTGGTTCGTGCGTTCGTAGCATGGGAGAAAACATGTCTACTATTACCCTGTCCACACTCCTCACGGAAGGTCTACAGTCAGACGGCTCTGCCCTGTCATCTCTTGACAAGGCTAAGTTGGCTTGGCTCAGGATTAGCGAGCGAGCGAGCGAACTCGCAGGGGCGAAAGCCTCGGCGTTAGACCTCGAACTTGGAAAAGTCGTTTCGACGGCATACGGGGAGAAAGCACTTCCAAAAGGTTGGGCAAATATCCTCGTCGCTTTCGGGCAATTCTTTCTCAAGACGGCTCCCGTCAAGGAGAACCAGCGGTTCACGGCACTAGATGTGTGGCGCAAAATGGTGAGCAAGGGCGACCACGAAATTGTGGAAGCACTTATCGCCACTAGCACCACTCAGATGGGCGCATGGACTGCCCTGTGTGCCAAGCCCAAGGTTGAGTCAACCGTTACTGACAATGCCAAGGCTGAGGCTGTGGCAAAGGTGTTCCCTCGTTCTGTCAAGAACTTGGAAGTGTTCTTTGCTGTGCCTCGTGCGCAATGGTCAACTGAGATGTTGATGGTCGAAAAGCAGATGGAAGTGTTCATCGAGCGTTGCTCGAACCACTCCTGAGTGCTTGGAAAAGAGTGCCTCCACCCTTATGGGTGGGGGTGCTTTTTTTTTGCCCATTTTTCCCCTGAAACTTTTGGGCTCTGTACACATTTTCATAGTGTGTAGAGCATAGGTGAGCGCTGTGTGGCGCTGGACTAGCCTGCGTCGCAAACGTGATTGCGTCAAGGGTGACGTCCTATGGGTGTGACATATGTAACAGTGATGTGACAATTGTCATACCTACCCTAAATACCTCATAATGTGGCAAATGTCACTAAGATTTGGCCTATGAGTGGGCCTATAGCGTGGTTGAGCACCAATATTGCGGTGCAAGCCCTGCTACAAGCACTACTACCCCCATTCAGTAGTTGCTATCGCTACATTGCTCCCATGATGTAGTGAGTCCACTGCATAGGTGAGTCAGTGAGTGAGTTGCGCATACCATTGCATGCACCACCACTGACAAGATCATCACTGTCTCTACCATTGACTAGAGCAGTGCTTATACCTTCTCCTATATAAAAGGGGAAGGTTAATCGGTTTGGGCGAAAAAAGTCGTCCATTGAGTGCCTGAGGAGGCATATATGTCAGTAATGGAAAGGGAACACGCCCAATATACGGCGTTGTATCCAACATCAGATATCCATGACGCTTGGGTGTGGCACACCCTGAGTGGTTCACACTACTCATATCATGGATTCAATGTGTGGCAACACCATGATAATGGTGAACTGGAAGTTGTGTTACGTAATGTAGCAGAATACTGGTTCCCTGAAATAGCGGGCTTTCGCCCGTTCTTCATGGCTGAGTCACCCACCAAAGGAAGATCATACTTCCGTAGTAACTTGGTGACCTCTTATTCATCTCCTTTATGGCAGATGAAGCGGTCATCTCGGGGCGATGTGCAAACCTGGTTGGTTCTTGATGACCAAGGTTGGGGCACAAGAGAAATGATCAGAGCCCGCTGATCAAACGCCACCATAGCTCAGTTGGTTAGAGCAAGGCACTCATAATGCCTGGGTCACAGGTTCAAGTCCTGTTGGTGGCACCATAATCTTACATAACAAACGAAAGGATAGATTATGACCAAAGAAAAACTGATAGTTAATCTTTGCCTTGATGACATTATCAAGCCTGACCACGCTCTGAGGATACTTGCCTCAGAGATTGGACTCAATGATGATGAAACCGAAGCATTCATCATCAAAATTGCCAGTCATTTCAAGGATAGAACTGGTAAGTCCAGATGGACAGACAGCGAAGACGATCTCGTTGTCTCCATGTATGGGGAAGGTTATCCCCCCAAAGATATAGCTAGTAGATTGGGGCGAACTGTTGCCTCGGTAAATCAGCGCATTTTTATTTTGCGCAAGTGTGGGTACAACCTACCTAGTAAACGGCCTGATGCAATGGGTAACTCCTACGCTAAGAGGTGGGTGTCATGAACCCTTTAGATAACTTGGGCGACAAGCTCTACCGACGACTCACTAACATTGAGTCAATTGAGGTAGAGGAATATATCATCAAGACGTACGGCCAAAAGGTTGGCATGCGAATTATTCGCTTAGCCGACAACATTGGTTGGAGTGATGGTGAAGAAACAATTACAGCCGTTGCCGCTTTCAACCGTGCGGTGCAGTATTACCGCAGACAACGGCTTGCTATCTAGGCCCCTGATGTGTGGGCTAGTAGATGACACTGTGCTATCTGTGGATAGTAGAAGAAATTTACGAAAGCGTTGGGTAAGGCAGTTTTGGCTTAGATGCCGGGTTCGCCCTTTAGCAGCATCGCTGTCTTACCCCCTAATACATCCCCAGGAAGAAGCGGCTGGGTATCAAGTGAGCTGATGGGCGAATGTGTAAGCCCTAGTATCCCGAGTACCTCATCGGGCAAATTACACTACGAGGATATGGTCTGCTCGACCTTAACTGGCAAAAGCAACTATAGGAACTTACATTGGCCTATAGCCAAGAGAAAATGTTCGTAATTAGAAAGCCAACGTAACGGCTTTATCTCGGAATACTGCTTCCGTCATCACGCCAGTAAGTTTTTTGTATATTTTTTACTTGCCAACTTTAAAAAATATACACTGCACCAGTAGCTCAATGGATAGAGCAACAGACTTCTAATCTGTAGGTTGTAGGTTCGAGACCTACCTGGTGCGCCAAGCCAAGGGCTACGGTCATGTCATTCTTTTGGGGCTTTAAGAATAACCTGCGTTTAATTCATGCGTTAAAAGGTTATTCGCCCTTGGCTACATATCTAAAACAACAAACGAAAGGAACAGCAATGACCATATCATTAGTTATAGATCCAATTGGGACAATAAGAAAGATTGATTTAGACGGGTATGAACCACTGTCTAACGCTGTGGGTGGACTCATTGAGTCAGTCCCAGCAAATCTTGCGGTCACCATTTGGTGCAACGAAGAAGGCAAGATGTTAGGTCAAGATTTTAATCTTGTTGCCACAGACTTGTGGGAAGTGTTTGACGAATACGGCTGTGTAGCAGCTGGGGATGTACTGGTTGGTCCAATTGTTATTCAAGGACCAGCTGATGAGGAAGGGGAATGTACAGATGTTCCCGACTGGTTGCTCATGCACCTGGGCTTTAGTATGCAAGCACCAGCCCCCAATAGCGGAAAGACCGTGTGTGTCAACTGCCATGGAACTGGTTCTTTAATGAGAAACGGAATCCATGACGGGGCAGAATGCCCCAAGTGTTACGGATGGGGTAGCACTTATGAATAAGTTAATTAAATTCAAGTCAAAAGAAGATATCAATGGGTGGGTTGCACCACCTGATTACTTCCCAGGGCAAGACATTGCCCTGAGTATTGGGTTGAAGTGCCCACAATGCAGAGGTCAGGAAGTAATAGCTATTCCTTATGATGACGCAACAATGCTCATAACATTGCGTACAGAAGCGATCAACTTTCCCGAACGTGCTGATGAGATTATTGACACTCTAAAGAACTTTGTTGACACTCTTGACTACTTTACCCCTGTGGAAAGAATCCAATTCATGTGGGGCTTCTGCAACCATGATTGTATTGTCAATTGGCAAGCAGAACACCCTAATGAGTAGGACACGAGTTCAACACCACTACACCCATTTCTTAGGGTGTGGTCATCAATTACTTATGCTTGCAAAAGTAAGCAGAAGCAACAGGGACGTGGTAACCCGCCACCCCTGCTATTGCCCCAAGTGTGGGGCGGAATGGAGGAAGCAAAAATGATCACAGCTATTGGTTGGGGCATTTACTTGTCCCTCATTGGCTTGTTAGTTTGGCCAATTAAGACACTCATGGAAGACATAAGACAAAGGTCATTAGACAATGACTTTGAAGAGTTCGATGACGAGTTCCCATTTATGTGGGAGGAGGAGTAATGCTTGTGGAATCTTTTGGTTCAATAATCATTCCATTAGGAAAAGATATGTCGGCATCTATCCGACAAGATGGTAACACCAAGTGTGTTGCCTTGTACGTGCCAAACCAACTTGTACCAGCAGATGATTGGACTACCCGGTCATCTGACATTACAGGATTTTGGGTTGTGTTCCAAACTACTGAAGAATTAATTGTTCTTCTTGATGAACTAGTTATCTACAGCGAGGAGAAAGATAATGAGAAAGCATAAAGTGTGTGTTTCAATTTGTGTTGAGTTGGATGGGGATATGTATTTCCCCGAACGCTTTCAGCTTGACCCACAGGATGTGTTAAGCATCCGATCAAAGATGGCCGATGATGCTGAACCGTACATGATAGAGATTCTTGTACAAAAGGTTCTGCAATCATCTGTAGAAGATCTGGGGGCCAAGTGCGGGAGCATGTGGTCAACTAGCGAATCATGGGACGCCCCATGAAGACCTGTGTGTATTGCGGAGAAACAATGCACCCAGAGCGACCTTTTGATTACTGCTTAGACAGCAGTTGTTATGCAAAAGGTTTCAAGCAAACGGAATACTACATCTTAGGAGTACATAAAAGTACTCCTATTATATGTGGCCCAAAGTCAAGTGAAGTCACAGCCAATGTGTCATTCATGAATGCAAAATAAACAAACCAACCAAACGTCCAAGGAGGACAATCATCATGGCAAGTGTCAAAGAATTAAGGAATGGGATGAGAGTGGTGGGCAAGTATCCGCCATTCAAAGATGCTGAGGGTGAGATCACTCGCAGTGTATTGGTGCCAGGTGGTCCTGGTAGCAAGATTCAAGTAACTTTCGATGATCCGTTGTTAGGTACAGTGGAGATTCTGCCCAAGGGTGTTGAATTGATTGGACGTGTTAGCGTTGCAAACGCCGCCTCGTCCACTACAGCCTCCGCCACTACAGTGGTTGGTAATGTGATTATCAGCGATATGCGTATCGAATCGCTAGACGATCCTGCTTTGGACGACTTCCGTCCGAATATCAATCCTGCTAACTACGTATCACGTACGCTTGCAGGCGGTAAGACAGACTTGGAAGTTATGGAAGCATACTTCAATCGTCGTGACGAGAACGACGGGTACCCCGTATCCGTCGCTTTGGTAGGCGATACGCAATCAGGTAAGACCTACCTCATTCAGGTACAGGCTTTCCGTATTGCCAAACTGTTGGGACTACAAAAGCCATTGCCGTTGTTCCTGCTCGCAGGTTCAAGCGCAATCACCGATCACGACTTGTTCGGACAGTATCGTCCGATCATTGTGAATGGGCAAGAACGTCTTGTGTGGATGGAGGGCATCGTTGCTCTAGCCGCTCGTCTCGGTGGTATCTTGTATCTTGACGAGGTTAACGCTATGTCAGGCTCAGTAACGGCAGCAATTCACCCACTGCTTGACAATCGTCACCAGTTCGTGAACATCCGTAAGCCTGTCTGGAAAGGCACGGTTGAGGTTGACCCAATCACAGGCGTTGAGACGCATCATGGTGCATATCGCCCCGAAACAGTGGTGGCGAATAAGAACCTGTGGATCATGGCTTCATGGAACCCTGGTTATGCAGGCATGGCCAAAACCAATGAAGCGTTTGCTAACCGCTTCAAATTGTTGGAATGGAACTACGACGAAGAGGTTGAGAAGAAGCTCATCAAGTCACCAGCAGTTCGGTTGCTTGGCCAGGCTTTGCGCAATGCTCGTGCTCAGCGTTCAATCACAACTCCTGTTGGTACACGGGCACTGCAGTTGCTTGAGGGTGACTTGGTTCACCTTGGAGTTGACTACAGCCTTTGGGCTTTCATGGGCCAGTTTGTGTCATCACAAGAAAAGATTGTGGTGAACGAGATCATCAAGGATCGTGGAATTGCAATCATGATGAAAGACGAATTCGAGCCTGACGTACCTGCGCCAGCAGTTGACCTCACATCGCTTATTGGCGATAACGAGCCGTACTGATCCTGAGGAGGAATCACATGGTAAAGAAACAAAAAATGAACGAGGATGCTCTTGACCGACGGTCAAAGGCACGCTCCATGAATCGCCGTGAGGCACTAAAGATTCGGGAGGACTACAATAAGGAAGTCTTAAACTTGATTTACTCAAATGACAATCAAGTTGATAAAGGTTTCCTTAACCACAAAAGTAAGGGTGACCCACGTGCTATCAGAGCTACTGCTTATGTATTAGCTGAACGAGCACGTAAGGTTCTTACTTCTATGGGTATCAACCCACCCCTATCGTTGGATGTTGCGTATTACCGCAATGAAGTTAAGACAGTCAGTGCCATTACTGACTACAACAAAATTTCAATCCAGTTTGATATGGGTATGGTTGATCCATCAGATACAACAAAGATTGCAGAGTTGTTATCTGCTCTCAAAGCAGTGGTTTACCACGAAGGTGGGCACATCATGCTCACTTTGCCTTGGAAAGTGTTGTTTGATTGCTCATTAATGGATAACGGAATGAATCCAATTTCGTTTAACCCATATCAAACTAAGTGGGGTGACAACTTTGCAGAAACTTACCCCGCTTATGTTGGTATGCGCAGTGACCTGAGATCAATTACAGACACCGTTCCTACTCCCACCGACCATGGAATTGTTTTTAGCAGTGATTCCAAATGGCAACAACATCACAATCATTATTATGGTGTAGCTGAGGTTTTGCACCCCAGTTGGAACCTATTGGAAGATGGGCGTATGGAGAGTGAGATGACTATCAATAACCCTCCCATGATTAACTACTTCACTTCCTTAGTACTTAACTACATCGTTGATGAGGAAGAGCCAGGCTATGCTTGGCCGTTTGTTATCACTAGGTTGCATTTGGATGAGGAGCTCATAGATAACATTAGACAATTGGCATATAAGTTTGCAGAAGATAAGAACTTAGATGTTACTCTTGTTGATCAAATCGAAGAGCAAATCCATGTGTATCGTCAAGCTAAGACACCAACAGATGTTGTTGTTGCTACTTGGCAAATGCACAACCTCATCACTCAGTGGATGGCCGGGGGTAAAGGTAATGATGGTAAGCAACCACAACCTGAAGATGGACGTGGACGACAAGGTAAAGGTTCACCTAATCCTGGCGGTACTAATGAGGGTAATAACCCTGGTAAAACCGTAGTCCACGAACAACCAACCTTTGGTGATGAAGGTAAAGGTTGGGAGACAAAGCCCGGAGATCCTAAGCAAAAACCTGAAGAGGGTGAAGGTGAAGGTAAGGGGGAAGGTGAGGGTGAAGGTAACCCAACAAACGAAGGTAAAACTGGTAAGGGTAATGAATCTGATAAGGATTCAAAAGAAATTAGTCCTACCGGTGGTACTAAAGGCACTGGTGGTAAGGTTAAACAAAACATTAACTACCAAGAGATTCGTGAGAAACTCAAAGAGAAAACCAAAGAAGCAATGAAGCGTATTGTTTCTAACGACGAAGCGGAACAGCTCATCTCTGAAATCAATACAGAGTTGATGCGAGACATGCCACATAATGGTGCTGTATCAAATATGGACGGTGCTCTTATGGCCGATGCAATGTCTGTAGCTAGTCAAATGTTATCGGCGCTTGAACCGTTAGCATTGACAGCTGATCCTGCTTGGCGTTTCCGTCAGGAACATGGTGTGCTTGACCCCACGTCATACAAAATGCACGAGCCTGGTGACTCAGACTATTGGGTTGACTACGAAGGTGAAGGTGCCCATGGCCATAGTCTTGCTGTGTCTGTTATGTTAGACACTTCAGGTTCTATGCAAGGTTGGATGGATCAACTATCAGTTGCGGCGTATGGTATACGTAGTGCTTGTGATAGCTTAGAAATCCCATGCACAGTGTCTACCTTTGACACAGAGCCATACATGATCTGGGATCATGATGAGGTTGCACAACCAGTGCTTATCCATGATGGTGGTGGTACAAATCCGCTTGATGGTTTGCGCCAAATTAAAAATCAGGTTGCTGGTAAAAAGCGCCACCTTGTTGTTATACTCACCGATGGCGAGTGGTCACAAGTAAATTCAATCAAGCCATTTGTACAACCTGGCCAGTACTGGTTACTAGTTGGCCTTGGTAACGCTCATTACGCCAAGGAGCTTGTATCCAAGAAAGGTGGTGACGTGGCAATTGGTATTGATGACGTAATGAATCTCCCCAAGGAGATTGAGAAAGCTCTTATCGGATTCCTAGCCTAGGAGGTTATATGGAATGGTCAGATGTTTCTGACGTTGAAATAGAGGAAGAACTACCTGGTGTTATTCAGGTAGTTAAAATAATCAGATACGACATTGAACATGTTTTATCTGCGATGCAAAAGAACGGAGAGTTCCCTAACCCAACCATAGATGACATTCTCAGTGTTGTTGCTGGTTGGGCTTCGGAAGACTTTGGGTGTCAGTGGGGTCATCCCACTGACGCATCAAAGTTGGTGTACTTGGATGACTTAGGTAATTCATTGTATGTTCCGGAGGAAGAATGAGTGGACAACTCAGTTCGGCAAACGTGCCGGCGTCCAATTCGCTGTATCTTCCTAGCCTCGATATCAATCTGTTTGATTATCAAGTAGAAGCGTTTGAATGGGCTGTTGATAAACAACAATCTTATCTAGCGTTAGATATGGGGCTGGGAAAAACAGCGGTAGCAATTGCTGTTGCTTCGGCATTAGTTGAACAGCTACAGCAAAAAGTACTTATCATAGTTCCCCCAAGTCTTATATTAAATTGGGTAACAGAATTTGGTAAGTTCAATAAAAACATAAGGGTTGCCGTGCTGCGTGGTAAATCCCCATCTGGGCTACCAGATGCCGATGTATACATAATCGGTAACGCAGTTTTAGCGCAATGGGTTTTAGTACTTATGGGAGAAATAGACGCCCTCATAGTTGATGAAGCCCATTTCTTTAAGAATAACTCCAAGCGTACAAAGGCTTTGATAAGCCTTAGTCAATACATGCCCACTAATGCAATACGTGTTCTTATGTCAGGAACACCTGCGCCCAATGGGAGAAACATGGAGTTAGTTACCCAGTTAGATACTCTTGGCCCTAATGCATGGCAAGGAGTTGGTGGTATTGGGTATTTTTGGCAACACTATGCCCCTTGGTCTGGCGTAATCATTAATGGGAAGAAAGTAGGAAGAATATCCACTAATGATCTAGACCTTAAAAACAAAATGCATGATTCTTTTATGTTTAGGCGTAAAAGAGATGAGGTATTAGATTTGCCTACAAAAACAAGAGCCACCGTTGTTCTTGAGGGAACAGGTACCGCTGTTGACGATTACATAGCCTGTGAGAATGATTTAATTGCATGGCTTGAGTCTTTAGACAAGGATACAACTGGGGCCGAAAGAGCATATGCATTGGTGCAACTTGGTTTTTTGCGTAAGCATGTGGGTAAAGCTAAGGTTGAATCAATCATCAAGTTTGCATCTGAAATATTAGATAATGAACCTGGTGGTTTGTTCATTGTTGCCGAACACATAGACACTATGAATGCCTTAACTGCTGGTCTTAGCAAATATAAGGTTTGTGAAGTCCGTGGTGGTATGTCAGAGTCTGCTAAACACAAAGCAGTCAACGACTTTAATAGTGGCGCTTCAAGAGTTATGGTAGGTCAGATAATATCTGCTGGTACGGGCTTGACTCTTACTGGTAACGGAATTAACGTGAACCACCGAACAATCATTGCGCAGTTACCGTGGAATCCTGCCTCGCTTAAACAAGCAGAGGATAGAGTCCACAGAATTTCACAGTCAATGGATGTATGCGTTACCATTCCGCTGTGCCATATAGAGGGTCGCCAAACAATTGATGAAAGATTGTGGGGTGTCCTTGAAGATAAGGCGTTCTCAACAGGAATTCTTATTGATGGGGAAGCCGAAGTGTTACTAGAAACAATTCAAAACGGGGTTCTTGACTCCTACAAACGAAAGAAGGTAAATCCATGAAAGTTAACTCATTCAATATAGGTAAGGAATGGTTAGACAAGAAGAAAGCACTTGCTGAATTGCAAGCTGAATTTGATGAGCTAGATTCGAAGCTCAAGGAGTTCATGTTTTCTACTGGCCTCAAATCAATTGAAATTGACAAGAGTGTTATTGAGTTACAAGTTAACGCTCGCAGATCATTCGATGCTACTGCATTGAAGGATATGGTTAGCGCCTCAGTGTTTAACAAGATAACAAAGCCAACTGTTGACACAGCATTGATTGACGCCGCAGTTAAGTTGGGCACAATCAAGCCTGATGTGGTTGAACAAGTAACCAAGAAAACCGAATACAAACAACTACGAGTGAAGTGAGGAAAAAATGAGCACATCAACAAATGTACATTTAACTGGGTTTTATACCCCAAAGGTAAGCATTGAATTTAATGACTACCTTGATTGCGGAGCTCCATTTAGGACATTGAAGCTATGCGCAGGAGAACATGAGGTAAATGTATTCTTCATGGAACATGATGAACCAAACCTAATTGAGGTTCTTAAGCAAATCATTGAGTCAGCAACTAATAAGTTGAATGAGTTGTCTGTCTCGGCATGGGTAAATGCAGTCAAAGAATTGGGGGAGAAATGAATGAGCCTATTGGAGTTAGCGCATGGATTCATCCACCTGTAAAAGGTAGGGATGAATGGTTAGTTGAACTAACAACAAAGGAAGGGGTGGGTAGTAAGGAGTTTAGTTCCTCTGCCCAAGCGTTTAAATTCCTTGAGCAAGCAGCAGAAAATCTAGTAGCACGTCTTGGCCCGATGAAGGTTGAGCTATTCTCAAACAAGGAGAGATGACATGCCAGGATACAACATGCCCGACGGTTGTTACGAGAGTGACATACCCGGTTGGTACGACGAAGACATAACCACAATGGTTTATTGTGACGACTGCCAAATCGACTTTGAAGCAGAAGTTACTTACAATCGTGGTTCAGAACACGGGGATGTAACTTGCCCCGAATGTAATAAGGAATGGTTTTACGAATATGACAACTAACCAAAACAACAACAACAACAAGGAGCCAGTAATGTTTACCTATCACGGAGTGTTTAAAGAACACGGAAAATCACCTGCTACACCGCAAGAGTGGCAGACCTGTGAAACAACACATGACTACGTTTGGATGTTCTATGTAACATCCGAGTTCACTAAGTCAATGATGATGTCTTACTTGAACGACCATCAGAATCCAAAGATTGTCGAGAAAGAAATGGATCAGTTCATGGAAGAACTACAGCGTCAGACTGGTTTGTCTGTTGAAGAAACGGCCATGTATGCAAGACTTGGACAGTACATTGTGCAAGACCGTGAGTACAGGGATGACCCTGAGGGTGCCCGTCAATCTGCTTACCAAAGTTTCCAAGAGCATATGGAAGTCAAAGAGCAGTTTGATAATGCTGAAAGCATTGAAGACTTGGACATGCCTGAAGATATTGTACGCATGGCAGAAGAGTTCAACAACATGATTGAAGAGCGTCATGAAAAGAACAACAAGATTGAATTAGAGCTTGCAGCTTTGGAAGCAGAAATGAAGGCCGATGAATTGGCTGGAGTGTTCACTGAACTTGAGAACCTTCTCAAGAAGATCAATGAAGAGGAGGGAGACAAGTGATTACTATTGACACTCTAAGAGACATGCTTGTGGATCTTAAAAGTAAAACTCGTAAAGATATCCACGATGAACTAATGCCATTCCTTATCCCTATAAAAGATATGGAGAAGGAGTTGTTTGGTGCACCCATTTCTACCATACCGTTTGGTGATGGAGATACTTACAAGTTATTTAATTTCCTTTCACAAAACCTGCTTATGCTAGAGGGGTATGCTCAGTTTGCTTTAATTGCTCCAGGAAGAGGGTTTAACCCTGAAACTAATGAACGAAAGAAAGTGTTCTTGTTGTTCGTTGTTGAAAGCCATGACGTTGTAACCGTTGGTACTTGGGATCATGAATCTGGTGAATACCTTCAAGAACCCCAGCTGATACATCCAGACGAAGTGGCAGGTGATCTTCTTTTAGCAATCAAACTCTTTGCGTACCTTTTAGAATGCGCTAAGAATGGCATATATAAGCCTGGTGAGTTTGCTCAAGCAACTAAGTTGGTACAAGAAACAATGGGTATTCTTGTGTCAAGAAATGCAGGTGACTAATGCAACTGCGACCTGGACTCGAAGACCTAGCCAATCGTGTGCACTGTGATTTTACTGCATCCTTTCCCGAACAAGGTTGGGATAAAATTATCATTGACTGCCATAACAGCATTATAACTATTGATCCTGATTATGTAATACACCAGGTTAAGGAAAAGTTTGGAACGCTTAGGTATTACATAGCTAGTAGTCACGTTGATAGAAATAAAATAGATGAAATCATTAGGCAAGCAGAACAACTAAGTGCGGTGACTTGTGAACGGTGTGGTGAGCCTGGTAAGTTAGATCGTGAGGAGCGATGGGTTATGACCCTGTGCTCCGAATGTGCATCTAACAGAAAGGCTAGACGTGATGCCACGACAACATCAGTCAACGTCAATGAGGAAATTGCTTAAAGAAATCAAAGACTTAGGGTTTGACATAACCCAAAAGAAATCAGGAACCTATGTACTTGTACCGCCGGCTCACATTGATGGGCCGGCGTATACAACTCACGCAACTGAGTCTGCATTTCATCCAATAAAACGAGACTTCAAAAAACTATACAAAATAGAACTGTGAGGAAATATGGAAACTAAAGAATGGCGATCTATGGCCGCTTGCCTTGGAGTACCAACAGAACGATTCTTTCTTAGTAAGGGAGAGTCAAGTAAAGAAGCAAAGGAGATATGTAGTACATGCCCAGTCAAAGCTGAGTGCTTAGATGAGGCAGTACACATGAACCCCATATATGACACCTATGGAATTTATGGTGGCAAGTCATCTAGGGAGAGAAACAAGATACGTAAACAGTTAGGTCTTGTGTTTTCACCCATAGATCATAAACAATAAGAGCAACCCCTGACGGGAGTCACTGTAACAAGTGGCCCCGTCAGGGGTGCTTTTTTTTTGTCAATTTTTTGTCTGTAAATTTCAGTGGATAGTGTAGACTAGTACTCGTCGCAAGCGTGATGCTGTCCAAAGGAGAAATCTATGAGTCTATGCCGTGGCCCGTTATGTAGTGAAAAAACTGTGGCTAAAGGATTATGTGCTGCCCATTACAAACAATTGAAGCGTGATGGTAAGTTGCATGTCATTGAGAAGTCACAACTTCCAGAAGATAAGTTCTGGAAGAACATCAAGAAAGAAGAGAATGGTTGCTGGACATGGACAGGCACCGTTGACAAAGGTTATGGCCGTATGTATGTTGGAAACAAAGCATTCCAATCGCATAGATGGTCATATGAGCAACACAGACATGTGTCTTTGACTAAGGCCGAAACACTTGACCACTTGTGCAGAAACACACTATGTTGTAATCCTGAGCATCTTGAAAAAGTTGCTCTAATTGAGAATATTGAAAGACAGCACCTGTATCATGCACTCAACGCAGAAATAAAAAGACTGCGTGAGTTCCTTACTGATATTGGTTACGATCCCGATACTTTACAAAAGGAGTTGTGATATGTGGATAGTTATGGCAATTATTTTGTGCGTAATTTTGTACTATGTAACAAGCCAAATAGATGGAGATAAATAATGCAAACGTTTGTACCACACGGAAGTGACTTCACTAGCAATGCCATGGTGCTTGATCGGCAACGCCTTGGTAAACAGCGAGTTGAAGGCTTACAAATTATTAATACATTGCTCGGTTACAGTGATGGCTGGGCAAATCACCCAGCGGTAAAAATGTGGAAAGGGTATGAGCAAGCCCTTGTTAAGTACACATTGAGTATGTGTAATGCTTGGACACTAAAAGGATACAAAGATACATGTGCCACAAAAATATTAGAAAAAAGCATTGACTCAGGGTTATTTGTTCCCGAAACTGTTTGGGCAGATATTGAGTTGCCCACTTGGTTAGATGACCCTGAAGTAATGGAATCACATAAGTCAAATTTACTTCGTAAGTTACCTAGCCATTACTCAAAGTATTGGCCTGAAGTGTCACCTGACCTGCCTTACAAATGGCCAACCCCAAGTTCAAAGGATGTTAAATAATGATTGCCATAGGATTCATTGAGTTTATGATGTTTATATGCATCCCAGGAGTGTTTGTTATTATGTTAATTTCTTTTGTTTGTGCAGATAATAGTGAATCCTCGGTAAGAGAACGACAACACAGAACTGGGAATCTTTGGGGGGATGACTCCGAGGATGATGAGCAAGGATATGAGCTACGTAGAGACATGTCATATTATTACAGAAACGAAAACTTTGATAGACAACAAGGGAATAGATAGTACTGTACCTTATTGCAATCGTGGCTTCGTCCAAAATAAAAAACCCCTAGTGGTGCCAATTTGGTGCCACTAGGGGTTCTTTTTTTTTGTCACAAATTACTGATGAAATTTATAAGGCGTTCTAACCCAATGTTTATGTCTCTTGAAGCAATCTGCTCTCGCATTGGGGCACCAAGTTCTTCTCGAACTTTTGGATCGCATAGTCTTTTTATAGACTTAATCCAATCTACTGGCTTTTTAGCTATTATACCAACTCCTAAAGTTTTATTTAGGTTTATGTAGGCATCTAAGTCTTGGGCAATGAATGGGATTCCAGAGGCCGCATACTCTAATCCTTTAATATCAGATTTTGCCATATTAAAAGGTGTTTTGTTTAACGGAACAATACCCACATCCATGGTTAATAAACTTGGGTATTCTACAGCTGGGACCAATGGCTTGGTAGCTACTAAATTTAAGTCAACCCCTATTTTACTAGCAAAAGAAGGAGCAGCTATATGGTTACCCCCATGGTAAAGCTTGACTTTACCAGCGTTGGCTAATGGGGATAAGATTCCTTTAAGTGTTTCAATATCTTTGCTTCTATGAGAAGTTGACCCAACCCACCCAACTATGGGTGTTGTTGTGTCAGTGTATTCAATTTGCTTAAATCTTGAAATGTCCACTGTGTTCTCTAGAATGTGTATTGGGCACCTTACAAACTTAGATATACGATCCCGTAGGTAAGGGGTGCTTACAGTGACTACATCAGAATGTGTCAATATTGATTTATAAAAATTGGTATTTTCATTTTTATTGAATTGAGGGTGGTTGTGTTTAAATGCCATATTTGAGGTGTCTAACCCCCAATACCAGTCATCTAAATCATTAATAACCTTTTGGCCGTTTGCTCTAGCCCTTAGCACATGTTGTGTTAGGCCCTCATGCATTAAACGTTGCATATATATAATGTCAACTTCATGTAGTTTTTCATCAATGGATTTAATTACAAACCTATCATTAAACCAAGTGAGTACACCAACACTGACGTCAAAGGGTAAAGTTGAGATGTACTGACCCAAGCGGGCCCATCCACTTCCACCCCATTGTTCAGTTTCTAAACCAGTTTTGTTTGGGTGTAACCAATCACCCGATGCTATGCCTAGACGAAGCACGTGAACTCCCTCTGTATTCCATTTTGTGAACTTTTTTACCTACGCCACAATGATGAGTGGGGTGGTCGTTCAAAGGAACGAACACCTCCACTCCCTCATTGCATTTAGGGCATGCATAGTACCCTTTCGGGTATTGTGCTTTCTCTGTATCAGACATGAGAAACATTGTACTACTCATCAGACTGATTTGCGGCGCTTCCAAGTGATAGCAAAGAACTTGATATCCATTGCGTTCCATAATGGGGTGGCGGCCAAGGTTGTGATTGGCTTGGGGAAGTCAGCTCGTTTACGAAGAGCATGGATCTGTTGCTTTGGGCAATTTAGGATCTCTGCTACTTCTGAAGTTCCAACAATGTCGCCAATGTTAATAAGCAACATATCAGAGTCTAATTGAACTGTTATGGTGTTTTCATTCATATTGTGCTCCTTATGAGGTGCCCATACCGGGCTTTGTTTAGATACTACAACACATTATTAACAATTACAACTACCGTTGTATATTATTTGCACTTACGAGTCCACGGTATAAACCCGCAACCCTTGTGGTCATCAAACCACCTATACATTTCCCAAGCCCACGTGAAGTTCACTAATGGATCTTGAATCATGTCCCAATCTCCAAAGAAGTCTTCAACTTCGTTAGACCAAACTCTGTTGATCTGCAGTGGTCCATAATCTGAACCGTTCCAGTTTGGGTGTCCTGGAATGATATTTAAGCAACGTGATTCTGACCACGCTTCTTCAAGAACATCTACTAGCAGTTCTTGGGGCCACCCAGCTTGTAAAGCAATGGGGGCTAACTCTTCACATTTTGAACCAACTGGAACCAACGTAGTGGTTGTTGTGGTCTCGGGGATTGTAGTTGTCGTTTCAGGAACGACAGTTGTTGTGGTTGTTTCTGGGATAGTGACCACAACAGTAGTTGTGATGGGGTTTTCTTGGATTTTTACTTTCTGTGATTCTGTACCGTTTGCCAGTGGTGCGACGATTGCGATACTTGCGGCTAGTGCTACTAGTATAACTGGTTTAGAGTATTTAATTTTCAAAAGCTAGCTCCTTGATAGGGGATAAAAACAATGCCCAGCCTGAACTGGATTGGCTGGGCACTATCTATATTACCAAAGTGTTACGAGTACTAGCTACATTACATGCTAGAAAGCTTGAAAACTAATGATTCTATGTCAAAATCTTGCCCTCTAGCAGGGAAAATGTCTAGTGTGACATGTTTCCTAACTACAACAGAGGCCTCTCTACACTTAGGGCATCTGCATCCTGAACGATACATTTCAAGAGATCCATGATGCATTCTTGCTGTACCACGTCTCTCCTGTGGTGTCAAGCCACCCCACAAACCCCAATGCTCTTCAATACCATAATCAAGACAGCTTTGCCACACTGGACAAGTATTGCATACTGCCTTACCCACTTTGTAATAGGCGTTGTGGTTGGTCTCCTCTAATGGAGGGAAGAATAAGTTTGGGTGTAGCCCCTTGCACGGAGCTTCCTCCATCCAAGGTTTAGAGTTCATTCAGCTTCCCGACGAAACAAACACAAAGCAATAATTGCGTACGTAGCAATATCCAAAAGACTGTCTTCAACACCTTCGTTTTGAAGTGTTGACCCCTTGGCGTATGACTGGAGTCTTACAACTTTGTCATTTGCTCTGACCATGGCACCTACCCACGGTGGTATGCCCCATTCTTGAGAAGCACTTACGTTGGCAAAGAAGTCCTCATCTGTTCCGTAGTCTGCACCCTTACGGCGATGCATTTCCATAACTTCGTAAAGAACCTTTTCAAATTCCGGATCACCAGTCATGATACACAGTTCCTTCAAATTCATCTAAAAGTCTCCCTCCAATTAACGGGCTCGTAGTTAGAAATGTAAAGAAACTCCAAGTAACTAAAAATGGCCAATCTATTCCGTTACTAGAGATAAGGTTAGTAAGTGTAGCTATGGTTGAAATTACAATAGCCATAAACACTCGGCGTCTAGTTTGATATATGGTCACTCTTGGTCACCATCTGATACATAAAAAAGTACATTGTATATCTCGTTAGTTAACCACTCAGCTGCCTTCTGCAGACCATCTTCTGATGAGATGTCCCAGTTAACCCAAAGAGTACAACCCTTGGTGCTTAGATAGCTCATTACTTCTTCTACCCCAATAACAGAGGTTTCAATATTATTTCCAATAATGTTGTTACAGCCAGCGATATTCCCAGATTGGTAAGCATTATCACCAAAGTGTTGAACAGCACTTTCTGGATCAACTTTCTTACCGTCTCTCCACCATATCTTAGTCATATTTCCTCCTTATTGTGTTACTTGTATTCTATAGACTGGGTTAGCTTAAATCAATTACATCTTGGATAAATTGGTCTGTTTGATTTGGGCCCAATCCTCCACCAGGAAGCTGCCGAGCAGTTTCTCCGGCTTTGCTACCAAACAATCTAGAAAGTACCCCTGCGTTACCTCTTGCTTCTACTTCAATGCGCATAAGATCACGGGTGTCGGAGATGTTTTTAAACTTGTCAATTAGAGAGAATAACCTATCCATTTCTGATGACAAGGCGGGGTCAAGGCCCTGGCCCTCAAGCTCTTCGGCAAATCTTGCAAACAAAACTCGACTGGCTTGCATCTCAATCATTGCCTGCAGAACAGCATTTAACTGATCCTTAGATCGTATTTCTACAGGTAACTTAAACCCACAATCTGAATGTTCCTTGAATGCAGGACAACGTGATGCAAGATAGCAACTATCACATTGTCGCAAAGGTCCACTTTGATACCTAATGACAGGGGTTTCTGTAGGGGCGATTTCTATGTGTTCTCCCTGCTCAGAGCCACTTTGTGTACCCATTGAGATGATATGTTCTATGCCCATAACCGGTAGCAATAGACGCTCACTTTCGTGCCGCTTCTCTAGGTGGGAGATAGCAATATTACCCCCCTTGGAAACCGGTTTATCTACATTAGGTGACATAGGGGGTATATCAACTATATCCCCCTCTTCTACCTCTCCAAACTCAGACTCATCATCAGTAACTTGAGGGTCATAGCCCAAAAATGTGGACTGTTCCCAAGCCTTCCAAGACTTGATTGCAAGTGACCCAACCGCTGTCACATTGTCTTCTAAGATTGCTTCGTAATCAATACCTAATCTTAAAATGTCCGCTCTGTGCTTCTTGCGAGAAGATTCTTTCTGCTGCGCAGGGTATCTATGGAGACCATGACCATCCCATACTTGGGTCTCACCATAGCGTATGGATGAGGTCCAAGATCCAACTACAACAGCTTCCCAAGGGAGTGCTTGGATAACGTCAGGTTTACTTGTTAAACCATAAAGCTTTGCTCCCCAACGCTGTGAGAGTGACCGGATACGCGGAAGTGTTTTAGAGTTTATGGCCTTGTCTGAGATAGCAGCTCTACCATAACGTTGGCATAACCATGCCAGTCTTTCTAAATCGTCGTCATCTGACCATACCGGGACGTACTTATCTCCCAACCATTCCCCATCCATATCAGGACGCCCAATAACAACAGATAAGGAGTCGGCGTGGTCTCTTACAAAGGTTTCATACTTATTGAGGTCCTCATCCCCCTCTGATGTATACACCAGAATTTCAGCAGAAGCAAACACCTCTTCAGGGTTAAACTCCTTACGTTTTGGGATGGGCAAGTGAGTAATGTTCACAGCTACTCTAGTTATTTCATTAGATATGAGCAGGTTTCTGTGGGTGCCTTTTTCGGCACCTCCAAAGAATATGTGCATTACTCTCTCCAGGTCTTCTCAGCAGCTTTTAGGGCTTGACTGTCTAATTCCTCAACCAAAACATCCCACTCTTTTATTATCTTCATGTTAGACCATTCAGGTCGTACCAAGTACGGGGATGCAATTAAAAGGGTAGCCATACCTAGTTTAAGTAGTTCTGCACAGGTTCTAGGATTGTTATCTACATACCACTCTGGTTTACCAAAAATTGCACCAATACGGTTTATCTTTTCTGCCTGTAAAACAGGATCAGGTTCATCAAGCATTTCATAAAATGAAGGTTTTATTCCTTCTTTTTTAAGCCAATCTTCAAGTACTGGTCTGCTGTAGTCCTCATTAACTACTAGGCATATACGACCAAGTGACTGTTCATGCAACATACGCCAGATATACAACCCTTGTGAGTCTGGCTGGCGTAATGCTATGGAGTCTGCTGGGCGAGCCAATACAGAAAAGTTAAAAAGTATCACTAGTCATACATCTTTTTAGCAATACGATTCTTGTGAGTTACAAACTCTTGTGCTGGGCAGTAGTGGCAAAGGTACTGGCGGTTTTCTCTAGGAACACCAATCTTGCGACCAATGGTTTTGCTCTCATCTTCATAGTCAATACACATGCCTGCTGGCCGGTTATGTCTACTAAAGCACTTAAGAGCTTCAACTTTTAGGTCATCTTTTAGTTCACGAACTTGCCATTCATTTTTAGCAAGTTCTTTATTGATCTGAGTTTCATCACCAAGTTTGTCCCAGGTGGCTTGATCACACCTAAGAATAAGGGATTTGTGGGCGTCTGGATCAGGGTTTGCGGCCTGACCAAGGTGCCTATTACACAGCTCTATAAGCTCCATGTCATACTGAACAGGACCTTCATAGTCCTTCATTCTGTACATGGTTCCACAGGTTTGACACGTCAAAAGACGGGGCATGTTGTACTCCTAATTGTTTATACTACTGCTTGTCTGCGTAGCCGTATTCGTAATCATCATCTGAGTTTACATTAACTCCACGCTTTTTGTCAACGACATTGTACTGTGTTTGAAGCATTTTTGCTCTGTCAAATACATGGCTTTCTTCAAGGTCACCACCACGGTCTGGGGTGATGCTCTTCATTGTACCGTCTTGTTCTCCAAGCTTACGGTCACCATTCATTGATCTTGATGTATTAACTGCCATTTTAACCTCCTCAGGTTCCTGGGCGTCGTGAACGTTGGCGGAAAGCCTGACGCTTCATTTCCATATCAGCTTGCCCAATTCCTTGCATTCCAACTCCCGCATAACCTGTTTGACCTTGGGTAAAGTCAGGAGTAGGGGCTTGTGGGTGACGTGATGGGCCTTGATAGCTTGGGTTACCAAAATCAGGACGTACTGCACCAGTAAGTGGGTTCATATCATGACGTCCTGGTTGTGGGCCCATTGGGGTCATTTGTGATGGGTCAAACCCCATGTTTTGTGATTGTTGCATAGCATATGCATTATAGCCGTTCATCTTACCCTGCCATGCATCATTGCTTGGAAGAGCACCTGGTCTTGCAGTTCTTCCAACTGGCCCACGTCCACCATAAGCACCTGGTGGAGTAGTGTTTTGAATAGGGGCAGCTGCGGGGTTACTACCAACACCATTAACACCTATTGTTCTACCTGGTGTGTCTAATGCTTGCACCTGTGTTTGGGGTAGTCCTGTAGTTGCAGGGGGCTGTGCTGCTTGTGGTTGGCTAGCAACCGGGGTGTTACCTACACCACGTGCTTTTGCGTCTTCTAATCCTTTTAAAGCCGTTTGGGTGTATACATCTAGGTTACCTGGATTTTGGTTTACTCCAGGAGTTGCGGATTGTGTAGTGGGTTGTGCCATGCCTGGGGTGACTGGCGGTACAAAGCCAGCACCAGGAACACCATTACCAGCACCACGTGCTTTTGCTTCTGCTATGCCTTTTTCGGCAGTAGCTGTGTACACATCCACATTACGTGGAGCAGCTTGTTGTGGAGTGGCTGTTTGTTTTGGAGCAGCACCTGGTTTTGCTTTGGGTGCCCTAGGGGCGCGTGCCTTTTTAGCTGCAGGAGGTGCTGCACCTCCACCAGGGGGCGGGGGAGGGGGCGGAGGTCCACCTGGAGGTCCACCTGGAGGTCCACCTGGAGGGCCACCTGGAGGTCCACCTGGTGGGTTGTTGAACGGGCTGTTAGGGCCAAATGATAGGTTTAAACTGGATTGCCTTGCAAAGGCTCCTAAGTTGTTTTGGGTGCCAGATCCACTATTTATGTTTCCTAGAGCGCCCATGTTTCCAGACATGTCGTTTCCAACAAAGTTTCCAACACTACCAGACATGTCATTACCTATAATATTATTGCCACCAGCTTTGTTGCCTGATTGACTCATGGCTCCTCCTCCTGAACTCTGTGTGGTCACGGGGGGTTGAACCGACCCAGACGCTCCTGAACTTTTCTCTGTCTTATCTTTTTTCATCTTGCCCGGTCCTCCAAAGAACTTTCTAATAGTAAATTCTTCGTTAGAACCACTACCTTGGACTCTCCTACTATTATAGCTTGGGCCTGAATTGGGAACTCCAGTAGTTCCTGTTGCACTGCTTGCTTCATACCCAACTCTTCCATTACTACCTAAGCTAGTATTAATGTCTCTTGCATAAGTAGAGCTAAACCCAGGATTGGCAGGGTTACTACCCATGGCCGGAGCACCCTGTATGGGGTTGATATTCCCACGTATTTCTCCAGAAGACTGCGCTCCACCTTGAGCATATGCTTGGCGCATTTGCCAAGAGCCCTCAAGAGTACCTTTGTTCCTTAGGTTCTGAGAGTAAAAGTCATGTGTAGGGGCTTTACCGTCATTCTGTGTATAAAAGTCTCCGTTGAAAGGCATGTTATACGTTTCCTAACGAGTTCATAGAGTACCGTCCAGTGGCTTCAAAGTCACCAGTGTTCATCTCTGGCATAACCGGCATACCTGAGATCCACGAACGATTGGTTACCCCATAGCGGCTCATACTAAAAATGTCCATAAGGTTAGGTGACTGCTTAATAAACCCACGAGTCTGTGGAAAAAGCTGTTGAGGAACAGTAGGGCGGATTGCACGTATGGTGTCGGGGTCGCTAATGGCGGCCTGTAAGGCCTGATCCACTAGAAACTCCTGACGTGACTGCCATGGACGTGCCATTCTTATCCTTTAAATATGTTACCCAGTGTATCCTGGGTAACCTCTACGGTTACCTAAACTGTTTTGCATTTTTGTAGATGTAGCTATTACATCTTTGTATTGCTCACTAATCTTTTCTGAAGTTTTAATTGCTTCTTCTAAAGAAAGACCTGGGTTAAGTCCTTCAACGTTAATCTTGTACCAAGCTTCAGCAATTGTCATGTGAGGCTTAATCATATTGTGTTCTCCTTGTTGTGTTTAGTTAGTATCCGCCAACTCTAGGTGTTGGCTTTCCATAAGCATCTTGAATCATATTCTGGTGTCCATTAGCGCCGACAATTGAAGCTTGTCGTGCATTACTTCTACCCATTGTTTGATTTTCTGGGTTCTTACCTGAGTTATTGGTACCCGTTCTAAGATCTCTATAATGGTCTTTAATTCCAGCCATATTTTCATTAGGAACAGCATACGCCGCAGAACCTGAATAACCACGCTGACTGGTGGGAGCGTTATAAACTTTAGATGTACCCATGGGTGCTGCTACTCCTGCGGGGGTAGGATTAGCAGATTTTACAAGAGTACTAAGTTCGGGGGTACCCATATCGCCTGATGGTGCAAGTCTAGGAGTGTGAGGGTTATCTCCACGTCCGGCATTCCCGCCGCCTCTCATACTGTCTTTAATAGCCATAATTTACTCCTTTGTTGATACACAAGTTTATCATCTCCACGGGGGAGCAAGTGACTTTAATAAGCTTCTTCGTTGCATGTCTACAACTTCTTCTTGAGGGCGGTCTAGGCCCCTAGGAATGCCTCTGGGACCAGCTTTACCATCATTAGTTAACCTTACTGGTTCAGCCCCTGGAGGGGCAAACTTGAGTCCTTGTGACTGTAGCACTAACCCTGTTTGTAGGTTGAACTCATCTGGCCAAACATAGTCACCGGCATTAATACGCTCACCCTTATGTACACCACGTGTATAAGGACGACTATTAGTACGTTGTACAGCATTTAATATCTTGTCTTGTCTCCGGTTGGATGACATAGTTCCCAGGTAGCCGTCTGGGTATTGCGTGTCAGGTGAACCACCCCATGCTGAAAGTTGTGCGTCTTTAGCACTACGAAAGGTAGGTGTAGGGCCTAGTAATGGTTGGCTCTCTGGAGTATAAGGGTCGTAACCCCCACCCCAGTCAGTGAATGTTTGCTGGTTTGGACTAGCGGCCATTTACTCCACCAAATGCCCCAAGAATTCCACCTTGTCCTCCACCAACATTAGAAATTGGCTTAGGACGTGGAGCAACCTTCTTAACTACTTTTTTATTAAGCTTTTTCTTAGAAGTTGAAGAAGTCTTCTTTGAGGCCATGACGGTCCTTTTCTTTACGTTTCTGTTTGCGTTCTAGCTTATCTTGTTCTTCGTAGATGTTATCAAACTCATCATCTAAATGTGGTGAATTAGCTAGCTTGCGCCAATCGTCATTATTATACTTACGCATTTTAGTAGTTTACACCTTATACCTATATTTGCTTACATTCCCTGAGGAATTATTTCTCTACCCATACGTGATGGGCCCTTGGTAGGGTCATACACACGGTTGGTAGTATTACCCATTTGCTTCATGCTTAAATGGGTGTTGGGAGCACTAGCTGGGGTTCCTGACCATGCGTAATCACTAGTGTTATCTTCAACTGCTGTAGGTGCTTCAATTGCTGCTGGTGCTGTTGCACTAGCTTCTTGTGGACGCATTCTTTTTGGTGCAATCTTTGAGTATTGCCCTGCATTAAACAAACGGCCAGTTGGCTTAGCATCTTGTCCTCGTTCACCGAAATGTGCCCCAGTGCCAAGTCCTTGTGTTTGTCTTTGTGATAGTTCTCTACGTGTCATCTCAACACCAGTAGTAGGAACTGTATAGTTCCGTTCTTTAACAGCTGTTTCTTGTGGAGTTAAAGAAGGAAGTTGCTTATAGAGAACAGGTATTCTTTCTGTTTCTATATTGCTTGTTTTGTAACTTGGTGGAGCAATAGGTTTACCCATAAGAGGATTACGTGTTGTAGAGTTAATTCCAATAACTCCACCAGAGCTATCTTTAAGTTGGTCTTCTGAGGAAGTGTAATTACCTAAGTTTTCACCCTCAATAGGCGTTTTAATAAACTCAGCTTTTTTAAGTCCCTCTAAAGCCATACGTGTGTATGCATTAGCATTATTTGGAACATTAAATTGTGAGCTAAGGCGTGATGACTGCGGGGGAGTTGGTGCAGATCTTGTGGGTTTAGTTTGCGCCCAAGGAGTTGCCGTAGGAGAACTAGGTTCAGTCCTGGTAACAGTCTCCCTAGAAACAGTACCTGCTGGTTCTATCATACCTCTACCAGCAGACTTTGGTAGTATTCTGTCGCTGGTACTGGTTGTTTCTATAGTTTCACTTACTTGTGAAGTACCCTCTGCTGCCTTGCGCGCTGCAGATTCTGCTCCAATTTTTCTTCCCATTTCAATTTTACCAAATGATGGGAGTTCGGTTCCAGCAGTAATATTCCAACCTCTTTTACGTACTGCTATAGATAAGCGTTGACGTTCTTCGGTTGATTCTGGAATATTAATAGCACCAGATCTATCTGATACACCTAGGTCATGCAGAGCTTCAATAGTCATACCATTTGGTAAGGTACCAAATGGTCTAGAAACTTCTCCAGTTTCGGAGGTGTCTGTGTAGCTTTCCAATGCACTGTGAACTTGCTCACTAAGAGTTAGTGGGGACTTAGCTCTTCTTGAGGTGGAAGTTGACGTATCCTTGACCGGTGCAAGTTCAATTTCTTGGTACTTGGGCTTGCCTGTCTTTTTATCTATTTCTTTTGCTTTTGATCCATATGCAATAGCGTCAATCCATTTAACGCCAGGGTCAACGCTTGAGTCACCCCTAGTATAGGCTTCATCTGGGTTAGTGGTACTGACTAGTCTACGCCTACGTATTACCCGCTCTTTGCCCCCTGCTTTTGACAGTCCAGCAATAGACTGAGCAACATGTAAACGAACCGCATTTGCTTTTTCAGCTTCTGCAGTGTCTGTTGCAGACCCAGCAGATACTGGCCGGTCTATGACCGTGCCATCCGGTAGTTCTACTTCTTCAGTCTCCATGTTTCCACGAAGATCGCGTTTGACAGAACCTTGGGAAGCAATTATATCAAGGTGTTCTCTTGCTGCTTTGTCACCTGCAGCTTTTATGGCCTTAGTATGAACAGCTCTTAAAGCTTGATGAGCACGTTTTTGAGCGTCATCAGCATTAGCTGGGAGTTCAGTAAGCATAGCAATTTGTTCACCCTTAGCATTTACATGCGTACCTTCTTCAAGGGCTTTTCTAGTTTCCATTTGTGCTTTTTGCCGTTTTGATTCAATGTCTCTAGCATCTATGATGCCTTGTTCAACATGTGGTTTTCTGATGTTTAGAACTTCTACTGCTCGTTTTACAGCATCTACGTCTGCATCAACAAGGCCTTGCCGTACGTCACGAGCCATGCTTGTGTTAGGGGATTCTTGAGCAAGACCAAGTTGGTCTTTAAGTTGGGTAATGTCTGTACCTTCAGCATTTGCTTTTGAAATCTGTGCCTGAATACCTCTAGCGGCAAGTGCTTCATAACCTTGGAACTGTCTACCAACTGGGCCAATGGCTACAGGGTCGGTATAAGTTCTGTTTAAAGCGCGTCCACCTAATTGACGTACTTCCCATGGTTTAGCCGCGGTTGCATCCCGCATAACTTTTATGGGGGTACCTCTAGAGTTGGTCTTATCTACCAATCGTCCATCTTTATCTTTTACTTTTTCAGTTTGGACAATGTTTTCTGGAATCTTTCTCTTTGCCATTTCGGCAGCAACTTTTGTTGCAACAAGTGAAGATTCTGGCATGCTTGCAAGTTCTTCTTCAGTATGCCCGGCTGCTTTAACTTGGGATTCAACCAGTCGTCTAGTTATATCATATTGTGGATTACGAATACGTGAGGCAGTTTGAGGAGTAAGAATCCCTTCGCGACGTGCTTTCTGCGTTATCTTTGCTTGTTCTCTTATAGGTAGCTTCTCAAAACCTGGTGCGCGTGTTGGGTCACCTTGGTCAGAAATAAATTCACTTGTCTTAGTACTTGCAGCGAGCTTTTCACGTTCTTCTGTACTTAAATTAAGTAAAGAACCAGAACCAGTTCCTTCAGCCATCTGAGATAGCTTCATTCTTTCTCTATCTCCGAGATTAGCTTTACTGTTACGAGTAACTACATTTGGTCTGGTAGCTCTTTCTTTTGCTATTTCATGAAGGTCATGCAAGTAATCAAGTCTGTTTGGAGTAACATTACGCTTTACGTAAGACCCACCTCCTGCAGCTCCAACCTTTACTACCTCTCCACCCTGCCCTGTTATTTCATCTACTACTTCTTTAATGAGACCAAGGCCAGTAATATTTTTTGTGGATTTTCCTTCTTCATCTTTTCCGTCTTCTACTTTAACGCCTTGTCGTGTTGACTTGGCTCTGACGTAGTTGTAATTGATTGGTTTATCACCCTCATACGCCACAGGACGGGTTTGCTCGTATTTGAATCCTGCTTTTTCTAGGATTCCATGGATTTCTGAATTTGGGTCAGCTACTTCTGCAGCAGTAAGTGAAAGAGGGGTTCCTTCTTTAGCTGCTCTTTTCTTTTCTTGTTCAATAAAAGAGTTGTAGTCTACTGGTTCGTCAGAAGATACACCGTATTCATCCTTGTTTGTTGCTGCTTTTTCTCGTCTCCAGCTTTCAAAAGAGGTATTGCTAGCAATTGTGCCTTGAGCTTTTGCGGCATCAAACTCGGTTTTCATCAAACCTATTTTGTTACTCTCGGCTGTAAATCTTGCTTTTTGACCTCTTGTGGCTTCTCTAACTGCGGAAAATGCAGGTGCAAGTGCGTCTCTATTGGAATCAATCCATGCTTGTGCATCTTGTAATGCAAGAGTTTTGCGCTCATCTTCAATACCACTAGCAATATCTTTAAATGCGGCTGGATCAATATCTGTATCTGGGGATTGTTCAGCTTTACGGAGTTCTGATACTTGACCTGCTTGCCCACCAATAAACCTTGCTGCGCTAGCTTCTCGTGCTGCGTTTCTACCCTCACGTGTTGATACATCAAACTGGGGGCCCATTGTTCCGCCAGTACCAGCAACCATTCCAGAACCTTTAGCATCAAGTTCTGCTTGTTCATCTGCTGATACATCACCAAATTGTGGTGTTACGGCATTAGCTGCGGCATATTCAATTTCAGCAGCTGTTTGTAAAGTACCTCTAGCTTTTTCAGAGCCACCACCAGAAGATGGGTTATAGGCATCTTTAGCAGCTTCAATGTCTTTATCTGAAGGCATTGTCTTGCCTGTGTCAATACCCTCGGTATCACTGGGGATCTGTTCGCCTGCAGCGTTTTCACCAGATACTCCACCACTACCAGAAGGTCGGGCTGTCCCAGGTCCAAGAGTTTCTCTAACGTTCTCATCTATACCTGGGATACCACCCATGTACCATATACTGGCAATAAAGTCAGCTTCTGTTGGCGTTTGCCCAGTGCTAGCACTTACATAACCACGGTAAGCTTTAGGATTTTCAGGTTCGTAGCGAACTCCGGTGGTACGTCCACCAACTGTTTTAAAGAATGCTCGTGTGTCAATACCCATTCTTGCAGCTGCTTCATGACGGGCAGCTTCACGTGCGTCCTCTTCTTGGATGACGTCATCTTCACTGTAATAGCTTCTTTTTGCGCGTTCTGCAACAACTTGTCTGTTCTGTTCTGCAGTGGTGTCTTGCCTTGAAGTGCGAGCTACTGAGGTGTTTCTACGGCTGGTTTTAACCGACTTGGTTTCTCCACGCTTACGTTGTTTTGCCTTAGGAGTAGCTCTTGTTGCTTCAGCTGCACCTGTTTTACGTTGGTTTGCTTTGCGGTTTATTTCATATCTTTTAAGGTTCGGTGGAAGAGCCTTAAAAGCAGCTGCGTAAGTTTCAGTTAGAGGGGTTTCTTTACCTTCATCATCCCAAAATCTTTCCATACCGCCTGGCTGGTCTTTGGATAGGTTTGCTAATATCCCCAGTTCTTCTGCACTAAACGGTTTTGGTATTTTCTTTTCAGCCATAGCTAGCTATCTCCCAGAATGCGCAATTAGAGGTACTTAATAATACCACTTTATATAGGGTTATTATCGTTCGACTGGTTTAAAGGCGATAGCTGAGATGGTCTCTCCGTTATCCCCTTCAATGTCATCAAAACCAATAACAAAGCATAAATCTACGCCTCGTGGAGCAACAAAGCCACGTGCGATAGCGCATGCTTTGACGGCCTGGTTTACCGCGCTTGCACCAATAGCGCGCATCTTTGGGTGCTGTCCGGCGATTACGGCTCGGGCTACGATAGATCCAACACTCTGTGGGTTGCTGCTACCGGAAACTTTTACAATATCGTCTACGTTGTCTTGTGACATGATTTACTCCATATAGTTAAAGGGTTATTATCAACCCTTTAATTTTACGAGTAACCACCCTCTTGTAGCAGTGTAACGAAGTCATCTAACCTCATCACAACATAGGTATCACCCAATGCTTTTTCACCTTTACCAGCGCGTTTAACAACTAAGGCAGGCATAGATTTTCCTAACCTAGCTGCTTGCTCTACTGTAGCATCTAACCAGCCACTTAAGCTTAACTTACGTTGGTTTTTACATTGTATAGCAAGTTCTCGTTCTTGCCCCTCATTACGGATACCATTGATATCCCCGGTATCTTCCCCACCCTTTAAGACCGTACGGGATGCTTTTGGAAAACCTTTAGCATTAAGGTACTTACGTATGGCTGTTTCAAAGGAAGTGCCTTTTTGTTTAGCCGCTGACATTCTTGGTGTCCTTTATAGAGTTCCTAATTTCTATAAGAAGTGCTTTAATTTCTTTGAGTGTTTCATTAACTCCGTTAATAGGGGCAACTGACGCACGTGCGTTTGCAGCTTGGCGCATACGCTCGTTTTCTTCTCTAGCGTTTTTAGCGCCAAGTTCATCCCATGTTGTCATGTCATGCTCCAAATCTTGATGTACGTTGTTCTTTACTGTGCAAACCAATTCTACGACTAAGTTCTCGTGAGAGCAGCTGTGCTCCACGTTCGCATGAGTCAAACAATGCTTCTAATAGCTTTCTATACGCTCTAGAAACTTGGTATTTCTCTTGTTGGGACAAGACGCGGGAATCTACATCTCTTTTTGCTTTTGCGATAGTAACGCGATCCCCCTTGGCATCTGCTCCCCACTGCTCTATTAAAACCTTTGCCTCTGTAACCCGACATTGATTACCCTCTCTGTCTTCTTCAATCTCTGCTTGAACTAGCTGGCCTTTAAGATATGACACCCATGCCATAAACTCCGTGTAGACGTTCATGAGGTCTCTATCATCCATGTCATCTAAATCATTAGGTAAGTCTGGTGGGGAGTCTGACGGGCGTGTTGGTAACGCAAACTTAGTTTTAAAGCGTGTAAGTGCTGGGCCTTCATCTTCAACTTTGGGAATTACTCTCATTTCCAGCATTCCTTTTTATATGGGCAAAACTTACATCCACTAGAATTTTTGTCGTACGCCCAATCCGGTGTATCGGGAAGGGTGTCCTCTTCTAAATGGTACATAACTGTTTTACAGTTATCTAGTATTGGCTGCATAATTTCTTCTTGGTAATTTACCGTAAACTCTTTTACCTCTTGTGTGGGCTTCCACTCGTAGATAAACACAATACTGTCATGCCCTGTGCAATACATGTACACATGGCCTTGTCGAACGTGTGAAGCAAAAGGCTTTTTAATGTTCTTCCAAAGTCCATCAAGAGTAAGTTCGCCACTTGAGTACGCTTTAAAAAGAGTTGGGTGATCCCATCTAACAGTTCCTAGCCCTACGCTCTTTATCTCAATAAGGGCTCTACCATCCGCATCCACAACTTCTCCATCGGCGTGACCGAGTATTCGGTGTGCATCGTTACGTACAGGTACCTCCCTATAACGAAAGGCATTACTAGAACAAACAGGGCAGCACTTAGGAGAAACACCTTCCCAGCGTTCATTACAATCTTCACATTCCCAGGTTCCCCCAAGAATGCCAGCTTGCTGAATCCACTTTTGCCACTTTGCGTGTATTGCATGGCCCTCCTCAAAAACGTTAAGGCGACTAAAGGCTAAGGATTCTTCTGCCGCAGGGTATTGTTTAATTTTATACCATGCGGCTCTAGCACACCAGTCCTTTTTAGAAAGTTCTGAAGGGTGTAGATGCTCTGTGTCTCTAGTGCTATTGCGCTCTTTACTATTAAGAGCCACTTGAGTTTGTATTGCTGGGAGGATTCTTCCCTTAACTTTTGCTAGATCTTTGTAGTTCTTTGTGTACCACGGGGTATCAGTCATTTGTTTCCTTTGGAAAAGCAGCGATGATATCTTCAACGCTCTTATTTTTCCAGTTGTACATTGATGCAATGATTCTTGCTAGGTGTGCGCAATCGCTACGTAACTTTTCAAGTTCGTTAGGTGTGTCAGTCATTTTGTGCCTCTTCGTAGTTATACATTGCTGGAATTGATCTGTTCCTACATGGTTTGCAGTTGTCCATGTGGGCTGCCGCCATGTATAAATCATAGGCAATCTTTTTCCATTTGTTACGTTCTTCTAATAAAGCCATGTAACTAATGGGCTCTGTGTTTGGGTTACTCATGCTTCTCCAATAAGCATTTGAAAATCAGCTTCGTTCAATACTACATAGTGACGACCACCCAAGTCAAATTGCAAAACAGGTAGTCTGTCTTCTAGTACTGCACGTTGTGTTAACTCTACCAGCTCTTGAGACTTAACTGAATATGATTTAACATTATTTGTAAGTTTGTTCTCAATAAGCATCTCGTGAGTGCGCACATCATTCTTGCGCATCCAACCAGATCCTGACCCTGCATTACGACTTCCATTGTAAATCTTTGCAGAACGGTTTTCTTGTTTCTTGGAAGCCTTCATTATTGAACGCTTTTCTTCTTTACCAAACATCATAGGAAATACTCCGTAGCTTTCTGTCTTAGCTCTGCTTGCATGTCTAGATCTTCACGAACAGCATTGAGTAATGCTTCCTTACCTTGCCATTTCTGACCGTTGTAGTTATAGTAAGCCCCACCTCGTGTAATGATTTCTACCGAGATGCAGATGTTAACAATATCTTTTATTGTGTCAAATTCCCCAAGTTTAAAACCGTTTGCCTCTGAGAAGTAGAAATCTACGACGGCAACCTGCTGTGGACGGTATGTCTTGTTCTTCATGGTGCGAGCACGTATAGTCTGACCTACTGGCTCATCCTTTTCTTTAATCCACTCGTCACGCTTAACTTCTACTCTGGCAAAGTAGTGGAAGTTCTTGGCCTTACCACCTGGGGTAGTTCGTGGGTCACCATACATGACGCCAATCTTTTCACGCCATTGGTTGATAATCAAACCTGTACAACCACGGTCTTCTACGACCATTGAGCGTTTCTGTGCCTTGCTACTCTTGCGGAAGAACTTACCTGTAAGACGTGCTCCTAAACCCATCGTGAACTCATCCATCATCTTTTCTGCTTCATCACCTGGGACTAGGGCAGGTAAAGAATCAAGAATGATGCAATCAACAGCACGGTTTTCCATTGCACGAATAATCAAGTCATAAACTTGTTCCATGATGTTGGTTTCAACTACCCAAAGTCGGTCAAGGTCTACACCAATTGCTTTGGCATAATCCGGTACAAACTCTTCAGCAGCAATCCACATAGCTACCCACTCGGGATCTAGTGCTTGGTTAGCCGCAATAGTTTTGTAAGCAAGTGCAGTCTTGCCTGAGGATTCATCCCCAATAATCTCAGACCACTGGTTTGCTGGCCATCCTCCGCCAAGCATTAAGTCATAGGCAAGAATACCTGTAGTAATACGGGGTACTTCTTCTTTGACTTGATTACCTTGGACAATTATGTTTTCGCCGTACTTTTTATTGATTGCGGAGATGATTGAATCAAGGCTCTCGCGTGTTGCATCAATGCGCATTTGTTTCCTTTTTGTTAGACGCCCCAGGAACTCTGGGAAGCTTGGTCATACATGCCATTCCAGCCACATTCAAAACATCTTGGTGCTGGTGACTTACCTTGAATACTTGTGCTTGCTGCTCTAGAACTGCGTGTAAATACGTTAGGGCTACCACATTCAGGGCAAGTAACGTCCCCTTGTTTTTTGGCAGCTTCCCCACCCTTCCATAGTCTTAACGCTTCACCCATTGTAATTTGTGCTTGTGAATCTAAATCTGGGCGTAAAACGCGTTGTGGTTCATCAGGACCTTGTTGAGGGATTACTGGTTGCGGGAATCTGATAGCACCAGAGGTAGGTGGTATAACTGGGTTGAAGCTACGGTTGGTAGATGTAACGGGCTTTTCTCCACTTAGTTTTTTTGACCACCAGTCACTGCTCATCTTCTTCGTCCTCCTCCTCATAATCGTCTTCGTCATAGTCTAGGTCATCTAGTGCCGCTGAAAGCATCATTTCAACTAAAGATTCCATTGTTTTTGTCATAGATGGATCAGAGGTTAAAGTTTCATCAATAGATATTATATCTTGATCTACTAGATGCGCAATGGTAGCTACTGCAAATGATGTAATAATATTTTCAGTAGCTTTTAAGGTTACTTCATCAAAGTCATTGTTCTCTCGAAGGACTGTTATCATCCATGAGGCACATTCTTTTAAATGATGTAGTACTCCTGTATTAGATAATATAAACCACTTTTGCATAGTGTCTATAATCTCGTGTTCTTGAACATCCGGAGACGGCACAGAGAACCCAGCAGTGTGAGCTAACTTTTGACCCTCCAATATAGATAGAGTCAGATAGAAGTTACGTTCTTCTACTGGGCTTGAAGCCATGATCATCCTTTCGCCTCCGACCAGTTATAAGCTGAGTGGCAAGACACTCTTAGTGGTATTCCACTAATAATGTTACCATCACCCATGGCATTTATAAATAAAGGTTGGATTACGTCCACTGAGTCTTCTGGAACCATTGCTACTAGTTCGTCATGTACTTGAACAAGTATCTTAGAGTCTGTATCTTTGAGTACTTCATAAACGTCAATCATAGCTTTTTTACAGATATCAGCTGCTGATCCTTGAACCACCGCATTAACGGCCTGACGTTCTGCTCTAGAACGCAACATATAGTCGTCTGATCGTAAGTCAGGTAGTCTGCGGCGGCGACCTGAGATGGTTTTTACATACCCCATTTTTATACCCTCGTCAATAATTGACTTCTTCCATTTAGTTATTCCTGAGAACTGTTTATAGTACTGGTCAATAACAAACCGTGCGTGCTCTTCGTCAACGCCAGTTGTTCGTGCCAGTTTTTGAGGGCCTCCACCATAGGCAGTTAGGAAGTTAACCCCTTTTCCAAGCTGTCTTTCTTCTGAAGTAACTTCCTCAACTGGTTTACCCAAGATAAGAGCAGCTGCTCCAGAGTGGATGTCATCGCCATTGAGAAAGAATTCGCTCATTTTCTTATCTCCTGAGAACATGCACATAACACGAAGCTCAATCTGGTCATAGTCAGCTACTAGTAGGACATTTCCTGGAGTGGCCACAAACAAGCTACGAACACTGCTGTCTCTTGGGATATTTTGTAGGTTGGGGTTACTTGAGGACAAACGACCAGTGGCAGTTCTGTGTAAGTGGAATGACGGATGTAAAGAACCCTTATTCAGCTTTGTAAGCAACCCATCAACATAGGTTGACTTAACCTTTTTTGTTTCTGCCCAGTCAATTAACATTGGAACAATTGGGTGTTTGGCCTCAAGGTTGTGTAAAGCCTCTTCGTCTACTGAGGCTGAGCCCTTTTCTGTAAACTTGGTGGGCTTTAGACCAAGACCACCCTCCCGCTTCTTTGTAAACAACAACTGTTGTTTGTGTTTAGGGCTATCTGGGTTGAATCCAGGGGGAGCGTAGTCCATCATGTTTAGAAGCAAATTGTTTAGACTTTTGTCTAGTTCAACACCTAGCTTCTTCATAGATCTGTAGTCAACAGGTATACCTGTATCTTCCATTTCCATAAGGACACGTATAACTTCCATGTCTTGGCGTAAGCATGACAGTAGTTCTTCTTTGTTTTGAATCTTCTGCCAAAGGATCTTGTACAAGTGCCAGGTCCATTTGGCATCTAGGTGCACATACTTTGTTGCTTTTGAAAAAGGAACCAAAGTTATCATTGCACCAAGTTTCCCATCTTGATGGTAGGGGTTAAACCCACCAAAGTTATGGGCTATTAGTTTATCCAGGCTGTACTCAGACAGATTCTCATTTAAGATATGCTGTGCGATCATTGTGTCAATGAACGGGCCCTCTGGCAGTTCATTATTAAAATACTTACGAACAGATCTTGCATCAAACTTGACGTTATGGCCAATCTTTACAAGATCACCAAAGAATATAGGTTCAAGTTCCTTAAAAACCTCAGTTCGAGACAGCTGTTCCGGAGCAGGGGAAAACACTGCTGGGATATAATACCTACCCTTAGCCATTGACTCCTTACCATTAGCCAGGAGTTTACGGTAGCCGCTTGGAGGAATGGTAGAGCCATCACCGCGTTCTTCAGGGATAATGATTTCGCCGTTGGGATGCCCCATTGGAATTGCCCATGAATGACCCTCTGTAGCAAGCCCAAGCCAAAATACTTCATTGCGCATTGGATCTAACGCAAGAGTGTTTGCCCATTTGTTTACAAGGATTTCTTTTGATCGGGCAATTACATCTTCAGAGGTTGTTTTAATGGTTGTGGCGTGTGTTTCCCATTCCTGGTCAATCCAAGCCATAACATCAGAATGCCGTTCTACAATACCTCGGGTTTCAACGTCAAATGCAAACGCCCCTACTTCAGTAATTGTAGCTACAATTTCCTGTAACTCTTCTATTGTAGATACAACATGGGGGGCCGTTAAGCCCCCCATGCAACCATTAAACTGGTTCATCTCAGTCTGCCAAATCTTCTAAGGCAATCTGAGTAAGGTCCTTGCGGGTTGGGATTTGGATAATTTCAGGGGTGTAGGCATCCTTGCGGAAAACCTTTAAGTCATCTTCGGTAAGACCGTCAATATTCCACTCTTCAAGATCTCGTTCCTTAACTAACTGATGGTTAGTTGCAGAAGTTGCACCCTTGCCTGAACGGCTGACCGCCCAGTAGTGCTTGGAAAGTGGTCCCTGTCGTGGGTCAATGTGGAAGTTCTTAAGTTGGTCAATAACTCGTGGTCCAACTTCATAGGACTTGTGCATTGGTTCAGCATCTGAAGACAACAACACTACGTTAAACGCAAATCGTGTTGAGGGTCGGCTACCTGCATCACAAAGCGGACAACCCTTGGGGTCTAGGTCAGCAATGCAAGTAAAAGACTTCTGACCAGTACGTTCTACCCAGTGTTGGCGGTAGGTGGCGTACGGCTCATCTTCAAGAAACTTAATAATGGTTGTATCTTCTGAAATACGTAATCTCTGTGCGTATGGGGAATCTGCTGATTTAGCTTGCTCTACAGCACCCCAACCACTACGGATTACTTTGGTAGCCACAGCGGGCTTGTCATCATCATCATCATCGATTTTGCGGCTTGCACGTGTTGGCTTTGCCGCTTCTTCCATGATTTCTGTTTCGTCGTCGTCGTCGTATCTGCTCATTATTTTGTCCTTTGTGTTTGTTAGTTGGGCCATTTTTGTTTTATGTATTTTCTGAATCCATCCCAGTTGGCCTTTGCTGGGTTGGAAATTTGAAACTGATCAACAGCGTCAATCAGAAACTCTACCTGCTCCAAACTGTAAAGTCTACGACCTTTCAAAGTTTTTCCAGGAATTTGTTGGCCACGTGGTGTGGGGGTTCTAAAAGTGGCTCTAGGTATCCACCCCTGTTGCTCCCACATCCTAATGGTCACCGGCTTTCTATCTAATGCCTTAGCAAGTTCTCCAACAGAAAAGAACATACGCTCTTCTCCAGACATATGGAAAACCTTACCACGTGCACCATTTAGTCTATCTTCAAGTCTTGAATCTTTTTTCTTGGCACTTTCTCTATTTTTAGGAGGAGTTTTACCAGGATAGTCAGGTAGATCGTTGAAGAAGTCTAACGGGTCTTTGGGCATCATTCGTCTCCGTAACTCTTGCCCTCTACGACTTTAAACGCCCATGATTCTTTTTTGACATAAAGCTCGTCAAGTTCAAGTTTTAGTTCTGGGTTATCCCATACTTTACCTAAAAGCTTATCTTCGCTAAGTATTCTTACTTCTTCAGAGACGTCTTTCCACATGTTCTTAGATCTAGCCCACTGTTCTGCAGCATGGTTATCTAGGTTGATAGACACACGACGTTCTCTTTTAAGTTGGTGCTCTCCTGCAGGGAGCCACTTGTGTCCTTTGTCATCAACGTCTCCGAAAGAATCTACTTGGCTGCTCAGCTCTTTTTTAATCTTGTCTAGGCGCTCTTGGTATTTTTCAATAAGGCTCTTTAAGTTTACGTATTCAGTAACTATGCGTCCTAGGTCAATTTCATGGATCTTTGAGTTATTACTCATGGTGCTCCTATACGTGTGAGTCACGCAGAAATTGCGTGAGGCTTCCTAGTGTTATGTCAAACCCACCACGAACATCATGGTGTTTTCCATCTACAAATGCTTCATTAATTGAACGTTTTTGTTGAAGCATTTCGTATTGGCGTTCCTCAATACTACCCTGCATAACAAAAGTTGCAATAGTAACGTGAGGAAATTCTGAAGAAAGTCTAATAATTCTTGCTTCTCTTTGTTCAAGTTTTCCACTGCTCCATGGAAGGTCATATGAAATTAGATAGTTGGCCATAGGTAAGTCAACACCATACCCACCAGCATCTGAGGAGAGGAACAACCTGGTATCTGGGTCAGTACCAAACTGTTGTTTAGAATTATCGCGATCTTCCGCTGACATCCCGCCCATAAATAAAACACTCTTTGTTAACTTAGAGGTGGATTCTTTAATCAATCTTAGGTTTTCTTTAAAGAAAGAAAATAGAACTACTTTATTCTTGGGGTCAGCACTAAGGACTTCTTCAATGTACTCAACTACTGCATTAAGTTTGGGGGTGTCTATCGCTTTAGATAGGTAACCTCTTGCGTCAATGTCAAATGCGTAAGCACTCCCCTCATTGGGGCGTTTTGGGTCTGCGTATATTGCAGCGGATCTTGATACGAGGTTTGGGTTGTCACACAACATTCTAAGGACGGTCAGTCTAGACATGATTTGCCCTTGTGCTTCGTTAGAAGCTGGGTCGTTGTAGTGTTTCCATAAGTTGAAAGAACCACCGTGCTTAGACATGGCTTGCTGAAGTTGGTGTAGTAGGTCAATTGCAATAGTTCTGTATAAGGTTGCCCCATGGGTATCAAATGGTACGGGGATTAATTGATGGATAATTTCAGGAAGCTGATCAGCAATGTCTTCTCGAGTTTTTCTGATCATGCAGTCTTCCATTGAAGAATGTAGGTTGTTTAAGTTTCGATAGCGCACGGGTTTACCATAGTAATCACGAACTATGAAGGTTCTATCAAAGGCATCAAATGGACCAAGTACCGTTGGGTCAACAAACTCCATGATGGAGAACAACTCTTCTGGTCGGTTTTCAATTGGCTGGCCGGTTAGAGCGTACCTGTATACCATTGGTTTGGATATTCTTTTTACCATCTTAGAGCGTTTACTTGAACGGGATTTAAGCATGGTTGCTTCGTCCACCACAATTGCTTGACATGGGATGCGTTTAAAGAACTCTAGGTCTCTAATAAGACATTCAGTATTAACAATCACATACTGTGATGAAATGGCTGCTTTCCAAAGTTTCTCTCTAGTCTTTGCAGGGCCATCAATAACAGTTACTCTGGAGTTTGTAAACCTCTGTATTTCACGTTTCCACTGGTACTTGAGTGATGCTGGGACAACAACTAAACATCGATCAATATCTCTGTTGACTAAGAGGGTTTCTATGCAAGAGATAGTTGTAACGGTTTTTCCTGCTCCCATAACAAGTCCAAGAAGTACTTGACCACGGTCAAGCATCTTTTCAACTGATTCTTCTTGGTATGGGTAAAGGGAACCTGTAAACATCTAAGCAATCCATGGGGGCATAATCTTGGCTGTTTCTAAACCAACCTCAATTTCAACGTCCGTCATATCTCCTATATCTTTAGCATCAGTATTTTTGTAGTTCCACCAGTACAACCCTTTGCGAGGTGTACCAAGTGCGTGGTAAAGCTTCTTACTAGATTCTACACCAGCTTTATCGTTATCCATTGCTACTATAACTTTATCAGCTAAATGCAGTATAAGGTCTATTTGCTCTTGAGATACATACGCACCAAAAGTTCCAAGTGCTTGGGCTTTATCCGTTACCTTGGCAAACCTAATAACATCTAATGGTGACTCTACAATAACTGCTGTTGAGCTGCGGAAACGTTCAACTCCAAATAGGGTCTTAGATTTCTTTACCCCAGTTGGAAAATTTAATACACTACCTAATCTTTTTTCTTGCCAACCATCCAACCGTCCAGTAGCAGACATGATTGGGATGGCCCAGGATTTATTCTTGGGGTTCCAACGTACACCATATCGGTGTGTTATCTCAGGGTCTAAGTTGCGAGAATTGCATAACCGTTCTGGAACTCGGTCAAATCCAAAGAAGGCATCGCGATCTACAAACACATCTTCTTGTTGGGCTTTGCCCTCTATCAAAGTTTTGTAGCTTGCGTCTACAATCATCTTCTGTATTTCAATCCCAGAGTCACCCCCTGAGAGCTCATACAATAAAGATGAGAGCGACCCACGTGCTCCACATGAGAAGCAGATCCATAACCCAGTTGTGGCATTCATGCTCCAAGACGGAGAATTGTCTGGTTTGCCAACTGTTCTGATGTGAACTGGGCATTTACCAGTTATTTCTTTGTCTCCAACTCTTTTAACCTCCACCCCTAGTGATTCTAGGACTTGGGCCAAGTTAGTCGAATGAGGGGTTGATGTGGTCGTCATAATCTGATACCTCCTCAAATTCCATAGTAGTCCAGTCCCACTTAACGTGTACTTCACCAGTAGGGGCTGTTCGGGCTAATACAACTCTAATGATTGCTTGGTCTTCCATATCTGGGTTTCGCTCAACACCAAGAATCAAGTCAGCGTCTTGCGCAAAAGATGAGGTGTAACCAATTGCATCTGCCGTAACCGCACGAGTCTTTTTATTGCCTAGCTTCCAAGAAAGAACCTGGGTAGTTGCAACCACAGGAATATCAAAACGCTGTGCAAGTCTTTTCAGAGATCTTGTGATGTTGGTTAGGGCTTGGGGGCTTCCCTTTGCTTCACCCTCCTCATCATCCATCAAGTACACACCATCAACAAACAACACGTCAGGTTGGTACTCCTGTACTTTTCCAGCAAGAGCTGTAACTGTTGTAAGTGATGAGGTATCTTCACTGAAAACAAATGGATGCATGTTTTTGCGGATGCTCAGGGCTTTGCGGATCTTTACCATGTCATCGTTGTTTAAGTCACCTGACAAGATGCGGGTATACGGTACTTTGGAAATCAATGAGTCATACCGTGCTTCTTGTTCTTCAATGCTCATTTCAAAAGAAACAAAGAGTGGGCGCTTGCCGTGAATGTGTGCAGAGTTGGCAAGGATCAAAGCAAACAAAGACTTACCACGCTTTGGTTCACCAGCAAACACAATGAATTGCTGTGGACGTAATCCGTGTGTAATTTTGTCAAGACCATGAAAGCCAGTTGGAATACCACGAAGAGCGTTTGGAGTATTCCGCATTACCTCATAGCGGGCCATTCTGTTTTCCCAGTTTTGGATAATGTCAATGTCTCTAAGGCGGGCAGCATCAACCGATGCTTTTTGTAAACCTACCGATAGAGCGGCCATTGCCTCTTCAAGGTTGTTTGCGTCAATCGCAGGAATTGCATGAGACAAAGAATCCATGATGGTTCTTCTTCTAAACCCTGCTACCACTTCTTCAATCAACCTAGAGAAAGTTTCTCCAGAGGCATCTTCTAATGTGACATCTCCAAATTCTTGGTTGAACACACGTTCGGTAGGAACTGCACCATGAACGCGGTTGAATTCCAATAACCATGACCATATCTCAGGCCATGAACCAGTAAAGTGGTCAACTTTCAAACCGGCTTTGATTGGGGTATTCAAGTCTTTTTCTTGAATGATTTTTGAAACTAGGTATAGCTCGCTGGAAGCCATCATATTCTCCATGCAGTGTTTGGTTTAACAACGTGGGCTCTAAACCCTATCGTAAACGCTTCTTCGTCAGTTGATACATACACCGTTCGTATGCCTCTGTTGTATCGTAAATCTATTTCGTAATCTTTTGGTGAGTCGTACCACAACACTGTGGTACGGACTCCTTTACGTAGTAACCATTCGTAAATTGGATCAACTGCATCGGGGTGCAGGAAGGTAATTACATCAGTACCAATTCCCAACCGATTAACGCAGTCAGCTAGGGAGCGTACAGCAAGATCATTTGGTTTCCACATTGGAATTGCAGTTTCCCAATTATTTGCTCGTTCATAAAATTTGTACTTGGTCTTAGCTGTAATTCCTTCGGGAGGTGTTGCTAGGACACCCTCCCATATACAGGATTGTCCAAGAATGGAATACTCTGCTATGTCACCACGTTCCATTAGGAAACCCTTATTTCAGTCATCTCTGTTGTGGATACCTTGACCCGATCACCATACCGACGATTGAAGTCCATAGTTCCTAGGGTTGTGGTAATAATCATTGATCGGGTGTCCTCATACCGTCTGCGGATAAGACTGCCAACTTCATGAGTTGAAAAGTCTGTTTCACGCTCTTGTCCCACTCCATCCAGTAGCACAACATCAAATACTCCTTGGATGTACTTAAGCAAGTATGGCATTGAGTACATCTCTGGAAGAAGACCACCATCTTGTTCAAACGTATCTTTGAGCATGTCTATGTATCGGTCACTGCTTACAAAACGGCCAGATGCACCGTTGCGCAAAACAAGTTCTTGAAGAACTGCTTGACCAACAATACTTTTTCCTGATCCAGTCTTGCCGTACAAAAACAAGCTGTCACCTTGCTGGTAGTTATTAACCCAGTTGGTAACTTCTTCAATACAGCGATCACTTACCGTAAGTGACTCTAACGACCATTCTGCCCAGCGTGTGGGAATTCGTGTATGGAATAAGCGCTCTTCAACAGAGCGGTTTCTCCACCACTTCTCTGATTTCCAATCAGTCGGAACCTGGAATGTCTGTGTCATGATTCTCCGTGTAGTAGCCATTTTCAATTATGCTCCAAAAGTCTGAGTCAATGGTTGAAGCTTCTGAGGTGCGCAACTCTAGCCACTCTTCAAACTCTTCGTGTGTTTCAAATGCGGTTGTGACCCAATTCACAAAACGTATTAGTTCTTCAAAACTTGTAAATGCAAACACTCCATCAATTTCCATGGGTCACTCTCCGATAGTTGTAAATCGCTGAAACAATCGTATCAGCGGCGGGTCGGAGGGTGGTGCGAGTTTTTGCAAGCAGTTCTTTTGGAAGTGTGATACCAACAAGATCTTCCTGTAATTCTTTAAGGTCTGCCTCTTCTTCTCCAATATGCCACTTGACCAGGGAGTTTAAAGAACTAATTTGGTTTCTAAACATCGATGATGAAAAGTCATCAGCTAGCTCGATAACTTGTGCTACTAGCTCTGGGTATCTATAGCAAACATCCATTCCTGAGATAATGATAACCTTACGTAAGGATTCATCAGAAGCTTTATCCCAAGGTAAGTCCAGCCCCTCACGATTAAAATCATTGAGCATCAAACTTAGAATTGGGCTGGTGTTATCTAACACTGTGTCAAGTGTTTCCATTAATGATGCTTGAACACCTTTGCTAGAAAACATGAGCACTGGGGATTCTGCTCCACGCATACGGTCGGTGCTAAAGAACTTGTCAATCATCTGACGAACGGTTGTTCGTGAAACACCAGCGTCTAGTAGAAGCTTGATTGTTCTGCGGAGAATGTTCATGTCCTGAAAAGAGTACGAACAAACCATTACTGATCTGGGATGGTACACAAAGTAACTAGCTAAATCGTTTACCTCTGGTCGAGGTTTACGTTTTACGGGTTCTTCAACCTTTGCTTTTTCATTTACGTCTGCGCCAAGAATCATATCCTCTACCTTATCACGAGGGCCATCGGCCTTCTTTACGGTTTTATTACTATTACTCTCTATTATTACTATTTCTCTAGAGATCAGCGCTTTTGTTACCTGTGCTGGTGTTATGTTCATTTTGATAGGGTCATGGGTGACCCTATCAGGGGTAGTAGGTAGGGTCATGGGTGACCCTATTGAGGGTGTTGTGTTGGTGGTTGATAGGGTCATGGGTGACCCTATTGCTGGTTGTGTGTAGTTAATAATGTAAGTGTTTGGTTTTGGTTTTTGTCGTAATTTTGTTGTGATTATTTGTTGCTCTGAGAGCCATTTGAGTGATCGTTTTACAGTTTCTTTTGAAGTGTATGATGCATCAGCAATCTCTTGAATAGACGCCGAAACAGATTTGTTATGGATGTGCATCATTGAAACAAGGCATGTTAAAACCTGCAGATCGCGTGGTTGACCATGCTTAAAAATGAGGGGCACTGCCCACTCAGGGACTGCTAAAAAGCGTCCACCAAAAACGTTACTGGTTCCCATTGGACTAGTGATCATAGCCCACTCAAGTCACCTCCACAACCCCTCTTCAAAAATGATACGATTTGTGGTGGCAAATAACAAGGAGTTTTTATGAAAGATTTAGCCAAGTCGCTCAAAGTGTTAGTGTCTGACGTAGTTACATTCTACTTTATGGCACATGGGTATCACTGGAATGTGGAGGGTCAGGACTTCAGCCAGTACCATTCATTGTTCTCGGAGATTTACGAAGATGCATACGGGTCAATTGACCCAATTGCTGAAAACATTCGTAAGTTGGATGATTATGCTCCCTTTAGTCTTCAAAAATTCCTTGATCTAAGAACTATTGATTTTAAAGATGTTCAACCTAATCCTAAGGCAATGGCCAAGTCATTGCTAACAGCAAATGATTCTTTGCTTGTATCTCTTAAAGATACCTTTGAAGCAGCTATGAAGGCCGACGAACAAGGTATTGCTAACTTCTTGTCAGAGCGTATTGACATGCACCAAAAATGGGCTTGGCAACTTCGAGCCTCAACCAAGTAAGGAGCCAGCATGGCAGAAAAAAAGAAAGCCCCAGCTAAAAAGACAGCCGCTTGGTCTCGTGCCGAGGGTAAAGACCCCAAGGGGGGTCTTAACGAAAAAGGACGCAAGTCCTATGAACGTGAGAACCCTGGTAGTGACCTTAAACCACCGGTAAAGAAAGAACAGGCCGCTAAGTCTGAGAAGTCAGCAGCGCGTCGTGATTCTTTCTGTGCGCGTATGGAAGGCATGAAGAAAAAGAACACTTCATCAAAAACAGCCAACGATCCTGACTCCCGTATTAACAAGTCCTTGCGGGCTTGGGATTGCTAATATGGCTGAAAAGAAAAAAGTATGGGAAACTAAAGACCCTACTAAGTCAGACAAAAAACTTACCCCTGATCAAAAAGCTAAGGCAAAAGCTTCTGCCAAAGCGGCTGGTCGTCCTTACCCTAATCTTATTGATAATATGAAAGTATCCAAGAAGGGAGGTAAGTAGTATGTGCACAGCATGTGGATGTGATCTTAAGGACAAGAAGGACCCCGGCTATGGTAAGGGTCCTGCAAAGAAGAAAGCAGCACCAGCCAAGAAGGCAGCCCCTAAGAAAAAGTGAACTCATTAATTTAGTAGTAGTTACTACTGAATAACAAAAGGCCCCCGCAAGGGGGCCTTTTGCTTGGTTTGGGAACCGTATGTAAAGGACAATATTACTCGTCCGATTGACTATCTACAACCAAATTCATAATCTTTTTCAAAAGATCTTTATTTACTCCAAAGCCAAGTTCAGTCCCGTCATTAAACAATAACAGGATTGATCCAATTTCAATATCTTCTTTGACCTTGGTTGAACCAGTCAAAGCGTCAATTGCTTCCTCCTTGTTCTTTACCAGGAACCCAGCATTAGCTGCCATTCTTTTTACTGATGCAGCTGGCATAATTTCAAGAGTTTCTCTATCAAAGCTAGTTACATCTAAATCAAGAACCTTGTCCAGATGATCTTCCATTTCAGATACCTCTGTCACTGACAGGGTTACTTCACTTTGTTCTGGTAGGTCAACCACAATAGGACACAACCCATTAGTAAGCTCTAATGATTCAAGACCACGGTTAATTGTACTGTTGGCAAGATTAAGTGAACGCTCAGGATTGATTTCATCCCACATGATAAGTGCAATACCAGGTTTGCAGTCAACCAAAAGGTCAATCACTGTAGAGTCTACATCTTCTACTAGGGTCACATTTAAAGCATGGTTGCTCAATGCTTTTGGAAGTGGTCGTCCTTCCGAAGAAGCAACTACCTCATAGTCAATTTCATTATCAAGCATCCAGTCATAAACGCATTCCATTGATGGGGAAATTGTTTTTGAACCATACCAGGGGATCACAAAAGCGTGTTTTGCAATATCATTAAGTGAAGCGTTAATTACTTCTTTTGGAACACTAGCCCCGCCAAGAATTCCGTATGTATTTGTCTTTGCCATAACACTCCTATCGAAGACTCTTGCGGTGTGCAGCATCTCCACTAAGAGTCAAAAGGCGGAGCGCTGAATGCACTGTACCAGATAAAGCTGCTATTGCAGCACCGGCTACAATAATATTATCAACATCAATAACTAGGCACGCTAAATAAGATAGGGCTATTGAAGCCAATATTTTGACCCATGGCATTGCCTCTTTTGGAAGCAGCGAGTCAATAAGTTGTAGCACTTTATATACAGCTAATGAAGCTATTAATAAGTTCATGTGTCTCCTGGTATCACGTCGTACGTAACAGCATACTTGTAGGTGGGTGTTTTTGAAATTACATTACTAGTGTTTTTGTAGTAACCATTACTATACAGCGTTCCAGATGTTAAGAGCTCTGGGACTGGCAAGATACTTTGAAGGAATCTAGAAACTACTTGTTGTGTCTTTTTCCAGTTTGTACTGTATACAGAGTATGAATTATCTTTTTCTCCAAGCCATCGATAATCTGAAATGCTTCCAGTACTTAAGCCACTTAATAACCAACCACCTTCAACGGTATTTCCATCAAAGTAGGTTCCAATGTAGTCTCGCTCCAAAAGCGTGTAAGCAAAATCATTATAAGAAATGCTTTGTCCTTGAAAAACATTATAATATTCAATAGATAAAGTTAACTGTCTATAACTAGTAACAGTGCTAGGTATTTCTAATCTCCAATATTTTGTTGAACCAAATACCTGAGGGGTAACATCAGTTACAATTTCCCGCCCTACCGCCGTACCACCTGATGAATAAGCAACACCCGCGGTAAAATAAATAAAATAGAATTGTGTTGGACTGGAAGCAACAACCTGTGATGTGTGATCATAATCACTTGGTGTTACCCCAGTTACTGCAACAGTCTGTCCAGTAACAAAACCGTGAGGTGTTGTTGTGTTGTAAGTTGTTGTACCATAGAATGAAGAGTAAGAAGCACTGGATATACTGATTTCTGGTGGATTAGCGGCACCACCAGCTGTCCAAAAGGAAACGGATTTAATAGCTCCCTGAACATCTTTTACCCCAGATACAGCACCAGGAACATTTATTGAAAAGTAAAAAGTTTCTCCACCAGTCGCATTTACATAACTGTATGATTTATAGGCTTTACCAGATGTTGAAAACGTTCCCGGGCTGTTGCCTTGTGCAATTGTTTTAAAACTTGTAGTACTCAGCACAATTACGGATTGTTTAGATTTATTGTATCCGCTTGGGCTTACTCCAGTAATATCAACTAAATCACCATTAGTAAAGTTATGGGGAGTAGTAGTTGTATAAGTAAACGTTCCAGAAGATGCCGAGGAATACACAGCATTACTGACTGCATAAGTAATACCACCTGTTTCAAGTATAGAAGTACCAGTAGTCCCTTCTGGGGAAAAATTAAGCCAACTTTGAGTTGTAGGTGTTGCGGAAGTTAGAACAGTACTTGGGGTGCCTCCATCTAGTGGAGGAGTTGTAAAAGCTGAAGTGCTAGCGTTCCCATTATCGTAAACAACCCCACCATAACTACTGGAGGGGTATCCTCCATCAATACCAGCGGCAACCCCATTAACAAACCGTGGATCTTTAAGTAAATTTACTCTCTCAGAGTAAACTTTTATAGTTTTGTTAGTTGAGTTAACCTCAACATTAGCACCACATATTGCCTCTAGATACTTTTCAATGGAACTTGGTGAACCGTTATTGCGTCTTGTAGTGCTCACTACCTTTAGTAATTCTCGTAATCTCTGTGATCCCAAATCATTAGTTGTTACGGGTACACCCATATCTTGAGCCAAAAAATTAAGAGTTTCTTCGTTGCCTACAAAAGGATCTTTCATAGCCATACTAAAATCTAGTGTTGTACGAACTTTGTCAACTTCCCAACCAAATATTGATAGGTACTTTTTAAGATCCCCGGTATTATTCTCATCCTGATTTTGGTAGTACACAGGAATTTTTGAATATAAATCCTCAGTAGAACCATAGTCATTTGGGATTAATACCTCTAACTTTGCAACCTGTTCGTAGTAGTCATCACCACTAGTTGATAGGTACCTAATAAACATTGTGTAATATGCCCAATCATCAGCAATACCCACATGTCTAAATTCCCCAATAGTTCTTGTATCCACTATTCTTGTTCCCTCAGCAATAGTGTCTGGGCATCCAGTTGATGAGTACACAATATGCACAGAATAGGGCTTTGGAAGAGATGTAGCATCATACAATGTAAGCCCCCAACTAAGTACTACTGATTGGTAGTCATACGCATATGCTTCAAAAAATGCAGCGTTAGATAGTTTTCCACCTGCAGTTATCTGTGTATCAAGAATTGGGGCTATCTGTACATCGTCACCTTTAATATATGTAGCAGAAGCACCGTGAGTAGACGCACCAAATGTAGCTGTATCATACTGCACATACGAACCACCAAATGACTGGGTGTCTCTTAGTATAAAAGATTTACGTGTCATGTTTTTACTACACGCTCATTCCTGAAAGCATAGTTACCCCTATATTTCCTTTTCTTAAAACACTAGCTGGGTCTAAGGTAGTAACTATGTTCCCAGAAGCAGCAGCAGAACTTCTCATTTCAAATGCAGTTATATCTATGTAGTCTATCCCATCCAATGCCATTACAGTTTTGTATACTTCTGACTTTCTAAGTTGTTTACCAAAATCAGTATTATCAAAATCTAGCAAACCATTAATTGCGTTTTTTACATTTGTTTCAACCCAACTTCTCACAAAACCATCAGACACAGTAACAGTTATGTCTATATCTAATCTAACTACAGGGATTGAAGATACTGCAACTGGGGTGACACCTAACATAGATCTTGGGGTTACAAACGATAATATTGAAGTTCTTAAAGCAGCAGGAACAGCTATTGAGTACCCAGTCATTGTTAAGAAATCGCTAGTGTATGGAAGTGCATAAAGGTTTACTGATGCGTTTGCACCTGACGTTGGGGTGTACGTTGCAACAGCTTTATAAACCCCATTAACCGATTTAGTAAGATCAGCGTAATCAACAAGAGTTACGGCCCTATCCTGTGTACGCATGTACGAAACAATATTGGTTTTAAGAGTTTCTGCGGTTTCTCCGTTACTACCACCAGTAGCCGAAGTTGAGCCGTTTATTGTAATGTACGAAGGAGTGCTACTAACAAAACTATTTATTAAATTACTACCAATGTTTCCATTTACTCCAGAACTTCTAGTGTAGTTAATTGTAATAGTTGACCCGGATGGAGGAATAAAACCATTTGTACGGTTACCAAAAGTAACACGTACATCACCAGACGCAGCCAAAGAAACAACAAACCCTCTAGCATTTTTAGGGATTTCCTGCACAGATGCGTACCTTAACCATAAGGTTTTAACGCCATCCTCAGTCACGTACACCGAAGTTGTTTTCATATCTGCGTCTGAATACCCAATAAGGTACGACTGGTTTGGGGCCCCACTTGCTGAAGTAGACAGTACTTCATCAACAATCTTAGTTCCTTCAAAAAGGTTAACCGCAGCACTAACACTTGGCCCAACTGTAGCATCATCTATATTATAAAAATAATAAATTTTATTGTCTGATACTGCAGAAAACTTAGTTCCTGCGGGAATGCTATATGTACTTGCAGAAGAGCTATTTGATATGTAAACAGTTGCCATTGCTGAAGCCCTACCACTAGGTACATACCCAAACATATTTGCGTACGCAACAAGGCTTTCTCTTTGTGTAGCAGTACTTATGAAAGATTCACGCCCAGCTCTATCCACATAATAATGTAGGATGTCCCCCATATAAGACCATAAGTCCACAAATAACATACCAAAGTCAGAAGGATCACGGTCGGTCCATTCTGGGGACACTTTATTTGCCCTAGTCAATAGGTCTTGACGGATGGTTGAGTATGTCCTACTTGCGTAGTTAAATGTTTGTTCAGTTGCCATTTTTCACCTTACACAATCGTATCTTCAGTAATTAAACCAGGAACAGCTATCTTTATATTGCTTCTTTGTACAACGCCCAGAGGGAGACGGTATGTAACGTACACGTTAAGTGTAGGATCAGAGTTTGTTATAGATGAGGCATCAAACCACATATCTAGTATAGTCGCATTTTTTATACCATCTTCAAGATCCATTAAAGCATCAATCTTAGCGTCAATTAACATTAGGTCATCTGGGATCTCATTAATTAAGGATGCAACTGTACTTCCATAACTAGGGTTTAGGATTCTTTCTAGTTTTTGTGTATTTAATACATTCTCTATTTTTTGGTTTATAACAGTAGAAACATCTTTAGTTGCTGATACTTTTCCACCAACAAAAGTGAAGGGTGTTTTAATTGCTTTCATAGAATCCTCCTAATTACGCTGTTCTACCATTGATATTGCTTACTAAATAAACTCTATTAAAGTTTTCTCCCTCAACAGCAACTAGAACTTGGTCACCTTCAGAAGGTGGCCAATCTGCACCAACGTTGGTTGGTCTGTACACAGATATAGTTTCATTTGCTCCAAGTATTGAAGGTATTTTTACGTAAACCTCTTGGTCTAGTGACCTAACTACAAGGGCTCTATGAAGAGTTATGTCTGAACTAGGCATATTCTACCGACCTCATTGTGGGTGTTACCCATTTACCATCCATAAGTTTAGCCTCCAGTGGTGTAGAAAAAGCGGTTACTTTAGAAGCACTCGGTAACTCTTCAAATTTAGTGTCTTTTGATATAACTAAGTCTGTAACATAGTTTGCCGATTTAACAGAATGCTTAACCTCAGTGATATACCACACACCATCAAACTCAGAGGAGTACCCACGCAAGTCTATAATGCCTCCTGGCACAGCACCAGCTCCATACATAACTTTCATATTTGCATTGTATATAGGACTATACTTATCTTGAGAATCTACTATTCTTAAACCCTCTTCTAAAGATGCCGCAGAATAATAAAGAGGTTTTTTAAAAAGGTTAGTTAAAGAACTTACCCCTGGAGTAAACTCAGTTCCATCAGAAGTAACCGTGTGTACACTGCTTTGGTTATCCAATACAGTAATAACAGACTTACTAGCATTAGCACTTGAGGATATACGACCAAGTGTTGCTTCAAAATTTAAAACAGAAAATGGTTGGTTAGACTGAAGTTTATTACTGGTTAGGGCTCTATGGTAAGAAGGGAATCTTCCAAATGCTTTTAACCTATCCCAAATGTGTATGTGAGTTCCATGTACATTAAAAGAATACCCAAAAGTTTTGCACACTTTGTTTAAAAATGCCCAATCGCTTTCCATAGATTGCACTAGTCTTACTGGCCTATACGAATCTTTTGGGTAGTCAATACTAAAACGATGACGATTAGCTATCTCAGTTACAACATTTTCCAAAGTAGGATAATCCCAAACTTTTGAGTTTATTTCTTTCATGACATATGATGCCCCAAGACAATACAACCTAGCTAATTGTATAGGGCTATCATTAACTAGCCCATCTCTGTTATGTGTAACAGGTTCAGTGTACGAAACATATCCATTAAACGTCTGACTTCTACCAGGCGAAGACCCAACAGAAAACTGAACTGGAGAACCAATGTAGTCTGTTAACGCCAATGGGGGGATACCAGCCATAGTAACTACTAGAATATCATGTTTGTTTTCTGACAAAGTTAGTTCGTATTCTGTTAAAGAACTATACATAACTGGAGATCCAAAAAGAACAAAGGTGCAATCTCCAGCAAGAGAATTTGAAGAGGCTGTTATCATGTGGGTATCCGTAAGGAGGTACCAACAGGTATACGATCAGGCCATTGTACTTGTGGATTAATATCTGCAATTTCCCAGTATCTGGTTTGGTCATTTAGGAAGCGTATACTGAGTGACATAAACGTATCCCCCTGTTGAGATGTATACACAACATATTGACTACTAGCGAATCTTGTCCTAGAGGCAGTCTGACCAGAAGCATCCAGGCTATATCTGTCTGTTGATAGGTACTGAGTTTTCATGATACCGTTCCAATTGGTCCATACAAAAGACCTTGTGCAGATGGGTAAACTTGTCTAGCTGATGCTACATATTTGGTAGTTGATCCTTGTAACACATCAGCCACTCTAGTGGTAACTAATGAAAACGGAACAGTTCCAGCATTAGCTACAGTTAGTACTTTTATTTCTAAAGATGTTTCAGTAACTACCACAAAGTATCTATTATTTAAATCATGTACAGTTCTAGCTACTGATAACAATGAGTCCGGTAGTGCACTATAAGTTCCCGCTGGAAAGGTACTGGAACCATAAGTAACATTAGTCCCATCAACAGCACTATCCCATCTTGGGTTAGTGTTTTCTTGAGAAGAACCAGGGGTAGCACGATATAATTTTGTTAATTGTGCTGTGTCATTAACTTTTTGAGTAGAAGTACCAGTTAAACCACTCACATACGTAGTAATAGAACTAACTACAGAACTAAAAGCAGAAACATTAGAACTGTTAGTAGTTGCTGGGGTAATAGGGTTGGCAGCTTGATTAGAATCATTAAAAAAGTTGTCATTAGGAGAGTTTGCAGATAGCAAGAAATCATGGGGACCATCTGCAAAATCTTCCCATGCTTCCTTACTAGCAATGTCGGCCCCAACAAAGTAATTACCAAGTAGCTTCACTCCTGTTGGGTAATCATTTGTACCTGGGTAAGCACCAGGCGTTACACCAAGTTTGTTTACTTTAAAAGCAGTAGCTGCTGCACTTGTAGAAAATGGTCCGTATATTCTTGCACCTATATTTATTTTGATATTTGGTGTTTCTTTGTCGTACTCTTCAAACACTTTTTTAGATATTTCATCTTTTTCTGCTTTACTACTAACAAGTGTAACTGTCAAACCCGGCATAAAGTTTGGGGTGGTAGTTGGGCTAACATAAGATATACGATATGAAGGATCATAGTCTAATGTGGGGTCTTTTACAAGAGTAGATTCATTTACAATGTAAGGACGTCTATACCAAAAGTTTTTAGTTCCATAAAGCCATATTGGTTGGTAAATAAGACCTGAGTCAGCTTTGTTACTACCTTCTTTGTTACTACCAGTACTTAATGCCCATTCTGAAGTTGCTTCAGAGATATCACTAAGAATTCTTTTGTCACTGCTATACCCAACATTTATTGCTGTTAAATTTTTAGCAAGAATTTTTGTAATCTCAAAATTTGAAGAATCTGCAAGCTGCTGTCCATCCGTGTTTGCGGCAGCAGTATCTGCAAGCTGTTGAGAAATAAATGTTTTGTTTTTTGCAAAGCCAATATAAACTGCTTGCATTTGTAAAAACACTTTGCATTGTATTGGAATCATTTTTGCACTAAACTTTGTAAATAAAACTCGGGTGTTCATCACAAACCCATCAACCATAAACATTGGAGAAAATATAACTCGACATGGTTGTGGTATTAGAAAAGCGGAGTTTCCAACATTTATATTAGACATAAAACTCAAATTTGTTGAAGCAGTACTAGATGGGTCATTTATGTCGTTTATAAAATCTGCTAAACTTTGCGAGTTACTATCTACTGTAATATCATCACCTTCGCCAGTGGTCACACCATTATATCTAGTTGTACCATCACTTGAATCTACTTGGATGTTTAACTCAGAGTAGTTTTTACTTGCGTAGTACGCAATGTCTGATCTAGTTTTATCTTCTTGAGCTTTCATTAACTCTGCGCTTAACCCTTGCCCAATTATTGAATACAATACTCTTAAGTCATGAAAAACACCTACAGTTTGGGGTGAATCCTGATCAGGTACTTGTGAGTTACCTTCTTTAGTAAATAGAGAAACAGCACTATTAACTTCTGTAGTTCTATCAAAAATTAATTCAAAAGCAAACGAAGCGTTTCCAGCCATAGGCTGGGTAAGTTGCTTAGGGTCTTGAAGTATTGGTAAGTACATATCCTTACGTGCTTCAATCATATGCTCAATATCCTGAGGGTTAAATTGGAACCTACAGCGCATGTTTGGGAACATTGCTCGACCTTCACCTTGGTCAGTTATGAGGTTTCGTATAAATCCACGGGTCAATCTTGTTGTGTGGTTAGTAGTATCAAAGGTACTATCAACACTTACAGAACCTGTGCGTACAAGGTTTGGATTAAAAGCAAAGTCTTTGTTAATTACATCATTTTTTTTATCACCAGCACCTCTAGCAGTACCCGGTGAAGTTTGATCTAGAAAATCATATAAATCAGGGTAATTTTTATACGAGGCCATTACATACTCCTAATTTTATTAATGTTGGTTTCTTGCTCTATTAACTTAGCTATGCGCTTAGCCATTGTTCTTAAATCATATTCACTAACTGATCCACCGGCCCCAGATGAGGTCATGTTTATAACTGGGGCAATCGTGATAGTACTACCTTCATGTACAGTAGTTCCTCCAAGAGACCCCACTCCTGATGTGATCATAGGAGCAGAAGGTATGTTCATAGGAGATACTTCTGGCTGTGGGTCACCAGTATACCCAATGGCAGCTAACCCATAAGAACCATAGTTACGTTCTAACCCCGTGGCGTCTTTGCTAGCTACTGCGTTGTTATACTCTTTAACAACACCATCAATCATGGACAATAGCCCTTTACTAGTTGCGCCCCTACCTCTACTCGCTACTGATTTAAAATCCTCAATAGAGGGGTTTGGTTGCATCATAACTTTCATTAAACCTTGTTCATTCTTTAACATATGGTACAAAGTATAATTAAGGCCTTGTTCAAGAGTGTCAAAGTTTTGAACAGGGTAGTTACCATTTTGGTTGTAATTAGTCTCAGTTCTGTCAAGCCCATCAAGAGTACGACGGTTGTTACCAGAAACTACGTTGAAGGGGTTGTACATACCTCCTCCACCTTCTTTTTTAGTCCAAGCCCTCAACCACATCAACTTCTCTGGAGTTATGTTTGTTCCAAGTCTCTTTAAAAACTTTTCTGAAAATACGCTAGTGTCAACGCCAAAGCCTGGGTTAATATTTTGATTCCATTGGACTCCGCGGCCTCTAGCATTCTTTGAAGCTTCTTCTAGAGAAAGACCCGTTTCTCCCAGGAATTTAGCTACATTCATATTCTTGGTCCAAGAAAGTTGCACGTGGTGGTCTTCCCCTTCACCAGTAGCCAGTCCAAATCTATACAAGTTTTGTTTAACCCATGCTTTAACTTTGGGGTCAGATAGGTCTAAGTCAGCCGCCATACCAATTTCGTGAAGGGATTCACCAGGAGCAGCAGCTGGTGGGTTGCGATCACCTGGTTTTTTCTTATATTTCTTACCATTCCAATTTACTACTTGTCGGGTTTTACCATCGTATGCATCTACAAAAGTTGATTCGCCATTAACAACTTCTGTGTAACGGTCAGTAAACATTTTAGCCTGTTGATAAAAGTCTCTGCGTCCACCACCTGGGCTTAACTTCAAGTCTAATCCAGCTTCTTCATAAGCTTTTGTTGCCATGTTTTCTACTGACGCTTTGAGCGCTGGGTTTAAGTTTTCACTTGCAAACTTGTTTGTAGTAGCCATTTTAATTTCTTTTTGATTACTACCAACCGTTCTTTCATCAACCAATAGTCCTAACATTGACTTGGGGTCAAACCCCTGAGGAAAGAAGAAGTCCTTACTCTGAGGAACAGCTGGGTCAATAGCAAGAGGGTTAGAGGGGGTAACATTTGGGTTGCTTTTACCGGACGTTGAGGGGGGTGTACTAGCAAACCCATAGAACCCAGACTTTCTAGAAAAGGGGCTTGACTCGTCTAGAACAGGGTCACCAGCTAACGCCATTCCACCAGCCATCATTCCAAAACCAAGTGGTGCTCCGACACCAGATGCCACCAAAGCTGCTCCTCCTAGACCTAACACACCCCCAAGTAACTTTTGGCCAATGCGGCTACCGGTTCTTGCACCAATAATGTCTTTAAGTGCATGCTCAAACTTTCCTAGTGCATCAGTTACACGTTGTGTTTGACGCTCTAGTTTAGCGTAAGAGCCAGCTTGGTCTCTGTAGAACTGTTCGTCTCTTTTTCCACGTCTACGTTCAGTTTCTTCTGCTTCCATAGCAAAAGTGTCATCAATACCCATACGCTTACGATCTTCTTCTTTTGTTGGATCGTACATTCCTTTGCCACCCTTACCCCTAAAGGCAACATTAGATTGGGCGTATTGGATTACTTGATCTTGCAAATCCCCAGATACACCCATAGAGGACAAGGTTGCTCTGGTGACAGATCCAGGAGCTGAGGCGGTTTTTGCAAGACCTGGATCATTTAACCCAGCTTTTCTAGCAATATTTTGGATGATATCTTTAGTGCTATTCTGTTTTCCGCCTGGACCAATAAGGCTCATACCAGTCATCATAAACATCTTGTTTACTGTTTCCGGAGCAGCAAGGTTTTCGATAATACTGGATGCGCCTTCTGCTCCCATAGAGAAGCCACTAATAGTTCTCATCATCTCAACACTTGATGCCTGTTGGGCAGCATTGATGCCTGTACGGGCCTGTAGTGACATCAATTGGTTAATACCATTAGTACCAAGCTTATAGTCAGTTAAAGGCATTCTAAGGTTGTTCATTACCTGACCTTGGCTCATGCCTGTTAACTGCTGCATCTGGAGAGTAGACCTATCCGCATTAAGGGCGTAATCTCTTCCAGCCTCTACACGATTATCAATAGCTTGAATTCCTACTTTTGCTAGGGTACCAGCCATACTTGCAAAGTTACCAGCTTTTGAAAAACCACCACCAAATAGTTGCTGGCTTCCACCTATAGCCCCACTGCCACCTTTAAAGCTTTCATAGCCAGGGGCAGAAGTAACACCCCCTGCTATTCTTTGAAAGAACCCTCCACCACCACCACCACTAACACCACCGCCTTGATTTTGTGCCAAGGCGTTTTGTCCCGATAAGGCAGCGGATACAGCGTCAGGAGCAGGCTGAATATTAGGGGATTTACCAGGATTGGTACCTACAGTTTTAGTACCAGCTGCTTGAGTAGTTGAGCCACTAGAGTATTGACCACCTTGAGCACCAGCCTGATGTACTTGATAAAAAGCTCCCGTAAGATCAAACTTTTCAGCCATCTCCTTGAGAAGGTCTCTGGCGTTCTTTAGCTCATTAGACAGCTCTTTAGCCTCTAACTTAATTGCCTTTATACCATCTTTAAGGTTACGAAGAGACGCAAGATCAGCGTTAATACCAACAGAAGCAGAGACCATTCCTCCTGCTTCTTTGGAAACTGATTTGTTAATTTCATCTTCGGTCATTAGCTACTGCCTCCATCGGATATTCTCCATTTAGCCATACGGAACCAAAAGTCTCTTTGGCGTATTGTCATACTCCGTATATCATCTAAACTAAACCCTTTGTAAACAGTAGCTACGCCTTCGTATTCCCAGTATATACTTTTTAGGTCAGGCAAGTAGAAGGGATACCCAGTCTACATTTATCACAATATCAGCGCCACAAGTAGCGCACTGGGTATTCACCTCCCCAAGCTTGGGTCCTACTTTGGGACCTAAAATTGCTGAGAGAATAGTATTACGATCTTGAAGGCCAAGGTTTTTGGCCCACTCTTCACTATACAAGCTATCCTTGTGGTCTTTCCAAACTACACAACGACTAATCAGCAAAGTACTTTGCTGAGCAGTGCTTTCACCCTTTGACATAGCAATATTATCTGATCCTACAGGGAGTTTAAACTTCATTACTTCACCACTTTTAAGAGTGACGTTGAAAGGTTCACGTAAGTTAAACGTGGTCTTTTGAATTGGGAAATCTTCTTCAATGTTGATAGTTACATCATTTGATGTTTTACAAGCACTACATGGGTACTTGAAGGTACGCTCTGGGCCGTAAGTTGCTCTTAGTATAGCAACCAACAAAGTGTCTCTATCACCTGTAATCAACTCTTCAATGACACTCTTGTTGTTCTTAACAAGAGTGTCACCAATACGAACAGTCGCACGGCTAACTAAGGTACCAACGTACATTGCATACGTAATATTCTTGTTACCTTCTAATGATGCTAAGAACTCCTCATCCTTACCATTGAGCTCTCTAACCTCTGCTGTAGTCTGCCATTGACCCGTAATAGGGTTAAGCAACCCTCTTTGCAATTCCACAATTACCGATTCTGGGGCAGCAATAACAGGGGCTGGTTCTTTGAACATTTCGTCCATAGACTCCACTTCAATTGTATTACTCATTGTTTACTCCTTGTATGTTTGGTTTAGTTTAACGATTCTAGGGTTGCAATGTCATTTGCATTCCAGCCTAGTTTAAATCCTTCATGGTGTACCGTAAGTTGTTGCACAATAATACCAGAATCTCCTGCTGAGAGGTCACTCAAAGTATAAGCGCCTGGCCAGCAATCAAATAGTTTAATACCCAAGCGCACTTTACCCAGGTTGTTAGCTGAAGAGCTAGTTGTTCCTGATTCTTGGTAGGTACCAACTGAGTGAGGATGATCAAAAACTTTAACCATAATGTTACAACGGTAATCATTACCATTTGTAGCATTGGAGTCGGAACCACCTACTGTAGCGGTATTCCATGAGTGAAGGAATTCAGACCACTTCCACAGATGGCTTTGTTCTGCAATAACACCACGACTAAATGTAATGGGGCCAAAGTCAGACTGACCAACTAGCTTATGGGTATGGGTATTCATTCCACCTTCACGGTAACCTACCATTTGGTGTTGTACTGAAACGCCAGTCATAGCAGCAAACCCCAAGTCACCAATACCATTAAGTACTGTTGCTAAAGCAGTGTTAGCGGTAGGTTGAATAGTTACTTGGAATTTAAAGTTACGTACTGGGTCTGTAGCGGCTGAACGTGCCATTATGCATTCTCCTTGTTAGATATTTTCGATTGCGTTTGAACCACCGGTCCACTGGGACAGGTTAATTACTATAAATTCAGCTGGGTACTGCAGAGCAACACCAACTTCAATTCTTACTTCTCCATTGTCTATGCTTACTGCCGTGTTATTTGATGAGTTACAAGTTACATAGAAAGCATCAGCTGCGGTTTCTCCCTTTAAGTTACCCTGGCGCCAAAACTCAGCAAGCATGGATGAAATACCAATAGTAAGTTGACTCCATAGTCTCGAGTCATTGGGTTCAAACACAGCGTAAGCCGTACCATCTTTAAGGGCCTGCTTCAAGTAGTTCAAAGTACGACGTGAAGAAATGAACTTTCCTGGAGCAGTCTTATCTAGAGTACGACCACCATTAATAACTATTCCACCACCAGGAATAGCTTTGAGTGTATTAATGTTGTAGGTACCGTACAAGGTGCCAGTTTCAGCTGCCGTAAAGTTGGTTCCAATACCAATTGCATTTCTAAGTCCTACATTAAGTCCTGCCGGGGTCTTAGCAACTCCTTTTTCAACTTCAGTTCTAATGTAAGCACCAGCAATAGCACCGCCAGGTGCAGTTGCTTTTACTGCTCCGGGACCAGTTTTTGAAGGGTCAATCATCAGTAGGTGTGGGTAATACACTGCTGCGTAGTTTGAAACTGTATAGCCTCCAATGTTACCCCCAATAGTTGAAACGTTGGTCTCTGTCATTGATGGGTCAATAATAACAAAGCTGTCACCACGACTCTCAGCCTTAGCAATAAACGGATTGATAATGGCTGCTGAAGTCTTGTTAACAGCATTTAATAACAACACACCTTGAACTACATCCAGCTTTGTTAACGCTGCAACGTAATCTGAATCTTGTACTCCTACTGACGCTCCCGCAGATCCACTTGAAAAGGAAGTGGGGGTGCTTTTGTATGCAAAGGCTGAGTTAGTTCCAGTAGAGGTTGTTGGAACAGGAACTGGGCTTCCAATTACTACATTGTCAAGATATTTTGAATAGGTATTCAAAATAGTTACAAAGTATCGGTTATCTGCAATGTTCGGAGAAAGGTCGTTCCAACGTTCAACTTCAGTACCACTAAGTTTAACAACCAAGTTAAAAGATGGCATAATATTAGCACTAGCTCCAGTATTACCAGGACTAAACTCTATAGTAAGGTTATTGCCCCAAGTTCCCTTACTAATCGCACTAGCCGTAAACAATGTTGCCGTGGCAGAGCCAGCACCACCAACGTTAGGGGAGTAAGTAGCTGTTACAGTTGCAGCAGAAGCGGTTGCTGATGTAAGTCTTATGATGTAAGCATCCTTACCACCATTTGCAAAGTAGTGATAAACAGCAAATCCAAGATCGTAATCCTGGCTTAATTCACCATACAGAGTACGGTATTCTGACCAAGAACTAATCAATGTAGCATCAGAAGGTCCTCGCGAGGCTTCTCCAAAGAAAACAGCGGTTGAACGTGAGGCACTAGGTTGTCTTGGCTTTGATACAAAAGCTGACTCTGTTACGTACACACCAGGGTTTTGGTAAGTGGGCATTTAAAACTCCTCTAAAATGTCGGTTATTGACGGAAAACTATCATTGTTATCTACAGCTAAAGCACCTTCAACTGAACTAACTTTCTTGAACACAGTAAGGTCTGTGTCAGCTATTTCAGCATTCATTTGAATTGTAAACACTTTTCTGAAGATACGTTTGCGGTATCCTGCTTCTCTATCAAGGAGATCTGATGGGTTCCATGACAAAAGATCAAATCTGCGAATTGTGCCATCCTCTGGGATTTCAATAAACCCTTGTCTAAATGGCACTACTCGTCTTAATATTTTACTAGATAACTGTCGATCATGTAGGGCAGTTCTAGTATAGGTGGTTACTTGGTACACTAAGGTCACTGGAATAAAAGAGTGGACTTTAAGACCAGTGGTGTTTGTAACCTGGGTGGCAAGCTCTGATGCAGTCAACTCTGATGGGTAATAGTTAATGTATGCAGGGCTATTAGAAGCTGAGGCAGAGTTACTATAGTAATAAGTAGTTTCTGAAAGCTGCCGTCTCGTATCGTGTGACATTCCAACCATCTCTACAGTTATAAACGGGTAAGCTTTTTCAGTCTCACCTTCAGGATACCTGAAAAAAACCTGAACTTGCCTTTCCTGGTTACGATCATCGGAAACAGTTAGGTTACTAAACCTATTTTTTACAGCAGCATCTTCTGCGAGCAGGAATCCTTTATTAGGCATTATTTAAGACCCACTTTTACAAGTTGGGCGGTAATTAAAGGTATGAGCTGTTCTTGTGCCTTTATTGCTGCCATTCTAATAACTGGCTTAGGAGGAGAACTATCAGACCCATGTTCCAGCCTATCAGCATCTGGGTGGCTTGATGTAATCCGTACAAGCATAGTGTCATAATCAAACGTTACATTTATGCTGCTTGCAGCCTCACCCCAAGAATCCTTGGCCTCTTTACGCACCTTGGTCTGGTATTTTCTAACTGCAGCTTTTATTGCTTTTTCAACTTTATTTAAACTAGTAATTAAGTTGTTAACTGCATGGGGGGTGCTTGGCTTAGTTTTAGAACGGTAAGAAGAAGTTGATGCAGTTTTCCCAGTCATTGGGACCCCTTACAGTTCTAGGCGTTGAATGTTACAACGCATGTTGTAACTAGAACAATTTTAGCCTATCTGGGGTAATGTTGCAGGCCAAGGAAGATTATTACTAGATAACTCTGGAAAGTTATTATCATTAACAAACTCTTGGTCAATATAAAGTTCTTGACCTTCAATGAGTACAAAAACTTCACCTTTAACACGTCCTCTAACTGTGTAGCTATACACCGAGAAGAACCTACCATCATATAAAAATATGTCATTAAGATGGTTTCGGTATTCCCAAGCTGTTTCAATACCAGAATTACGCATAGCCTCAATGGGCACAAACAGGTTCATTGTTTCTAAAGTTAATCGACCCTCAGGAATAGACCTTCTTTGGTCTTCTGTTTCTGAAGCAAGAAGGGCAGGTAGCACAACCCCTGGTTTGTACTTACGCCCACCAGAACCATATGGAGACTCATCATATACATCATCATAAACACTAGTGGTGCTGGCACTGGTTCCTAATGGTAGAAACTCATACCATACCAAATACTCCTGGCCAGATTCTTTATGCCTTTTATTAAAATGCTTGTTTATTAATGAAAGCTCAGTATGTAGATTCATTAGTAAAATGCATTCGTTGTGCTACCCATTGGAGGGTTGGTATCTATATAGACGTCTTCGCGAAGGTTATCGCTCTTAGTTTCTGGTGTAACAATTCCTTCATCAATTTCTGGCCATTGACGTTCCATAGGAGAGTAATCTCCAAGTTCCTTAGACTTATAGAGTGGTACAAGACGATTGGTTGTTCTTGAGGTACGTCGAAGATTAAATACCTCTAGTCTGTCAAAACCAATGTTAAGTGATGTAGCATGACGCCTATATTCACCTTCCCATTGAGAAAGCAAAGATTGAACCATACGAAAACGTTGACTTGCTGGAATATGTACAGACTCAGATGTAATCACATCAATGTCACGACTGTACTCAGTCATTAAAGCCCATAACGATTCGCAAATTGCTGCAATACCAATTGCGTTGATAACCACATCTGACAACTGCTCTACGGACAAGTTAATAGTATGCAAATGCTTTTCTAGTGCTCTTTTAGCATAAAAGGTAAGGTCAGTGGGTGTGACCCATTCATAGTAGTAACCCTCAACCATAACTTTAGTGTTACTGGAGTATGTACCCGCCAATCGTAAAATTCCATTACGTTCATCCACACTATACTGGGATGCCGATAGCACAGATGCTGACCCAGAACTAGACGCATAAACGGCTACCCACAAAGATTCAGAATCAATGTTGATATGGTTTAGCTCATAAGTACGCCCGACAACATCAAATGATGTTTGAAAGAACTTAGGGAAATCCCTGAGGTAAGTCCTTGCGATGGTTTCAATGTCTGTTTGCGTTGCCATATGTCCAGTCTATCTCAAGTAGGGGTATCAGCGGAGTCTTGGCCTGGCACAGTTTTTTGGGTTGGTTGGTTTATAGCTGGTTGTTCTGGGCGCATTGCCCCAACGCTTGTTATGCGCCTAATTCGTATTTCGTCAGGAGTACCAGTTGGTTTTGGGAGTTTTTCTGTCATAAGGCGCGTATAAACCAACGCATGGTTATATTAGGGGGGATAATACTAATAGCAGTACTCGCTCCACCACCACCACCAGTTTGTGCAGCTGTATTTTCTGCAGTGTTGCCAGTACTATTTTCAGTAACACCTGTATGTTCTGGAAATACAATGGCGTGTTGGTGTGAAGGGGCATCATTAGTTTCTGATGACCAATGCATTTGCATTCCAGTTATGTTTACTCCAAAAATGGGAGTAAGACCATCTGCCACACCATCAGCATTAAATGAATACGGAGCTACAAACCCAGTATTACCAAATACACTAGATTCTACTGTTCCAGGTATAAAAGCATTAAGTCTGGTGGCAAAATCCCCAGATAAACCATCTTGAGTCTTTGTACCAATATGGCTGTGAGCTCCACCAGAGTTAGTGTTTTGTTGTGCATGAGTATGTGTTACAGAGTGTGTGTGGTCCCCAACATCATGGGTGTGCACAGGGGAACTGTGCGTGTGTGTAGGTAGGTTACCTTCACTTAAGGTAACAGTCGATGCTCCACCTGCAGTACCTGCAGTACCTGATCCTTGAATAAACTTACTTGATAAATTAGGCAATTTAAAAGTTGTGCCAACATACGGACCGTATGTTTCTCCTAGTAGGTTTTTCAGTGCAGCGTAGGTGCTATTAGAAACATAGTTACCATTGCACTCTAGCCAAAACGTTTTACCAGTTGGATTAGGGGTTGTTAAATTGCTTGGCCACATAATTATTGCACCAATAGGAGTTACAGACCCAGATTCAGTCTGTAGTAGCAACTCTACCCATTTACCATCTTTTTTGATAAACGTACCTGAACTACCAGAGACTGTTGTGTATCTATAATAGAAATCACCGTCACTACCAACACTGTCACTAGGGTTTGCACTGCCTCTAATACTGATACTTGATGGGATATTTACACGTTTGTCTACTATGCAGGAATCAGAGATTGCTGAAGAACCATTTCGGTAAACGGCAGCTAAAACAACATCTGTTGTAGGTTCAATATATGAACCAGTTGGGGTATTTAGTCTATCTGATGATTTTGGAAAAGTAGGGTTACTGCTACTTTCAGAACCAGATAAAACAACAAGAGAAACAGTGTTTGTTGTTGTGTTTAAACGTGCAACAACTAAATCAAATCTGCTTGTAGTAGCTGATGGTACTGCGGGTAAGGCTTTTTGAGGGGTACTAGCTACTTGGTATACCTCTCCATCTATGCAAACCCATCCCGGGTCAATTGCCACTACATAACTTCCAGTAGCTACACTAACTTTACAACCAGAAACTACACCAGTTGCCCGGTTTCCCAAGATTTGAAAATCAAGGGAATCCGGTTCAGCCTGGTCTAGGCTAATAAAACGACTGTTGCTATCTGGAATATCAGTAGCGTTAGGAATTATGAAGGGCATGTATACCTCAAGCCATAGTGTCGTAAATGTTACCGTTATTACGAAGATAGTTAAACAAATCCTTTGGCAACTTGTAACTCTTTCCATCAACAAAATCAAACTTGTCTTGACCCCAGAACATAACCCATGTTCCCTTAACTCTTGCTTTAACAAAGTCTGGGTCAGATGAAGAAACAATGACGGGTTCGTCAATAACTACTTCATCATTTTCTACAGGTTCAGCCCAATTTGTGGTGGTAGTAATCTTGCGAGCCATGATATCTCCTTGTTGTTATGTGTTTATAAATGGCAATGGGTGGGGGTTTCTGCCCCCACCCATATTACACCATTCGTACCCTCAAATGGGTTACGATTCCTTACCTTTTTTAGGTTCAGGAAATGGCGCCACCAAGCGTGTTGAGAATAACACGCGACTCGTGTGTGATCACACCAAAGCCCCAGATGGCGTACCAGGCAAGACCGTGCTCACGACCAAAGTCAATGACACCACCGTCACGCAATTCAACCGGAAGGCTAATGGCATGACCAAAGGAGTTGTCACCAATCATGATGGCGTTGTAAGAATCGGCATTTTCCTGGAAACCAGCAGTACCAGAGTTAGCATCAAGGGTTGAACCCATGCCATAAAGAGGAGCAGTGGTTGCAGTAGCATCCAAGCCCTTCTTAACCTGGGTGGTTTCAATGAACACGACGTCGTACAAGCGGCCAATTTCACCGAGCATGAAGTTGCCCGGAGCAGCGTACTTAGTGACTTCGATGAATTCCGGCCAGTCACGGAGCGAGCGGCTCTGCGACGGGTGGACGAAACACACGTAGGTGTCGCCCAAACGCGGGATGTTCTGACCAGCGAGGACTTCAACTGCGTCCTTGATGGATGCGGGGCTCAAGTAACCAGGCGACGAAGCGGTACCAAGGGTACCTGCGTCGTACGGGCTGATAGCTCCACGGGTGGTAGCAGCCTTGCGACCGAACACAACGCTCGGAGGAACAGCCGATCCACCACCGAACGGGATACCGTTCTTGTAGAGGGTGTTACGAGCCTGAATGTCCATGCTCTGTGCCATGTGACGACCAAGCAGACGCGAGGACGAAGCCATGACGTCATCGAATGATGCATTGAGCAACAATTCGGTAACGGCAACGGCCTTACCCTGTTCTGACACGGTGATCTGAATCTGGCTAGCCGACAAAGCTGACGGTTCCATACGTGAACCTTCAGTCAAGTTAGCTCCAGCTGATTCATCAACCGTAAGGTTGTTGTAGCGCATGAAGTTGATGGTCAAACCTGGCATAACACCGAGTTCCGTCTTCTTCACAGCGAACTGTTCAAAGCGTAGAACCGGCATAGCCTGGAAAAGGATTTCCTTTGACCAAATTTGCTGGATTGCGGGAGATAGAGCCGAACTACCGTCAGTGTATCCTGTAACCTGGTTGCCTGTGCCTCCAGTATAGGTACCTGTTCCGGTAATTGCTCCACCTGCGGGTGCGGGTAATGCCATTTTAATATCCTCCGATGGATAGGTTGTTGGGTTTAATTATTAGTAGCGGCCTCTAGGAGCCCGCGTTGCTGACATGAGTCTTTCACGCATTTTTACGTATTGATCCATCGGCATATTGCGGATATCCTCCGCGCTGACCGTTTGGTAGTCCGTTTGGTTGTCCAGTGGTCCAGAGGGGGGCGCCGTAGTGGTGGTCCCTTTCAAACGAGGGGGACTCGCTTGCTGGATTGATTCAATTATAGCAGTACTTCGATCACGAAGTACTGTAATGCTATGTTCAATCTCTTCTTCACTATTACCTGCTACAAGATCTCGTAGCTCAGGAATAATCGTGTCGGTCTCAGCCTGAATGCGGCGTTGACGATACGACTCTAGTTGCTGGAGGTAACGTTCTTTTTCAAGCATTGCATCGGTGGCTTGGCGTTGCTTTTCCAGTTCGGAAAACTTCTGGCCCCACTCTTGCTCAACCTGGTTAATACGTTGATTGAATTCATCTTCCCGCTTTGAGAGAAGATCTTTTGCAGAAAGCTCTTCCATCTCACGCTGACGAGTAAGCTCGGCTTCCTTCTTAGCGCGGTCTGATGCTTCCTTAATGGCTTTCTCACGGTCACTGCTAAGCACTGACAGTTGTTCTTCCATTGACTTGACTCTATGATCGGCATCTTCAAGACGCTTGTACATCTTATCCTTCTCCTGCTGACGGACTTTTTGAATGTCCTCTTCAGAGAAATACTTTTCTTCCTGCACCTTTGGAGCCGGGTTTTCTGCCGGATCTACGGGTACCTGAATACCATCTTCAAATTTTGACATAAGTTAACCTCTTTTAGTTGGGCTGTTAATAGCTGAGTTAAAACGACAATTTATTCTTCATCAGGAACACGACGCTGGGATAACCTAGCTCCGTATGCCTTTGCAACGATATTGTTTACCATTCCTTCTACAGGACCACCCATAACTTGAGTACCCGGTAAGGGGCCCCCTTGTCCTTGTGGTGAACCTGCACTTGTTACATTACCATTTCCAGAGGGTACCGTGCTGGTACCATCTGGGCCGGGTAACAAGCCTGTTGCCATCATGACAGCCTGATTAATTTGGGCGCGTAACATGTCAAGCGCACCCTGGTCAATGGCGTCATCACGGAGTTCTTCAAATATCTCAGCAAGCTTTTCCCGTGGGAATTCCTCACCGAGCATGCGCATAGCGCCTTCTTTAGATTCAAGACCCATAGCCATTTTGGCTTGGGCTTCGTTAAGCTTAATAAGCACGTCAATTGGCAAGGGTTCTGGCCAGTGGACTTGAGTGCGGTAAGTTAAAGGGTCCATAGGATCAAGCTGTGTAAGTTGATCCATCTCAGGCTGCTCTGTAGTAGCAGGGTTGTATATGAGAGCTTCAGGAGTAAATATTGCTGCTGTTCTAATGATCAACTCATTAATCTTTTCAAGTCCCTTAGTAAAGTGAATGCGCTTCATATTAAAGCGGTTCATTAAAGGCTGGTATTGGATAGCTAGAGCTACACCAGAAGTGTTTGATACCGGTTGAAATTGTCCGAGAGCTGTTTCGGGTACACCTGTGAGTTCATGCATAGCTCTCTTAAGGAACGTAATGTACTCTAAAGCTCCAGCCATGTTTCCGCTTGACTCAAGGTTAAATACACTAGCTTCTTTAGGAAGACCTGCCCAAACTTTCTTAGGACCACGTTCCAGCTGACTTGCCTTAGCACCAGTAATGATTGTCACTGGAGCAGCATGGTAGTTAATGATGTCTGATACTTCAGTCATCTTTTCATTCAACTCACGGTTGAGAGGAATGATGTCCCATATATCAGCTTGTCCCCAAGGGGATGAGGATATAGTCATGTTAGGAATGTGAACAATTGGAATGTGCCCAATAGGGTTAGGGTACTGGTCAACAAGTTCGTCATTAATGTACTGCTCAATTGAGTCATCAGTAAGTATTTCAGTAAATGTGTAAACCTGACGAGTACCTTCAGGGCTAGTGCCCCAGAAACGATACTTCAGTTTAAATCGCAACAAACGGTCACGGTCATGAGGGTGATACTCAGGAAAGCAGTGTGCTGGGTTCAAAGCAATAACACGAATACGACCTTCATTTGTTACCCCAATTGGGTCAACATACGGGTCTTCATAAGCTACTTTTACAAAACAGTCACCAGTTACTCCTGCGAGCTGCCCCATTTCCCAAAGAACATTATGTTTTGAGTTATCTTGTTCCCATACACGGTGTAGCAATTGGGGGATAATTGCACCGTTCTGTTCGGGAACTTTCCATTGAACACCTTTACCAAAACAGAAGTTAGTAATGTAATCTGCCAAAGTACGTGTGTAGTTAAGGGTGATGTTTTGTTCACCCTGTTCACGTCTGTATGACCAGTGGTGACCAAGATACCAGGCCCAGCAAGCACTATAACGGTTAAGACGTGGACCATGAACTTCAAACTCTTCGTCTGCAAGTTCTACTAGGCCAAGAGGAGAAATAGCAACAGTTAGGTCACTAGAGGAAGCTCTATAACTTGGTGACCAAAAATCAATCGGCATTAAAACCCCTGGTGTTAAAATCGGACAACATTAAGGCAACTATGTCAGCAGGTACATCAATGTATGTTATTGATTGTACCATTTTAAGTGGTATATGAGCAGGATTGCTGTAATATTCCGCTTTAGATTCTTTGTTTTCTTCGTTGGTATCAACAAGGAATGTTCCGGCAAGGGTTATATAATCGTCTAAGAAATCTGGAATAACCCAACCAATGCTTATTGGTCGTATTGGGTTAGGTTTGTAGGATTTGGGGTCCATCCAACCTGTTGGGCCATCAAACGCATCTAGCCAAGTAATAATAGCTAACTGTGGGGTTATTGGACTATCAACTTTCTTTTTTCTCTGCATTATAAAACTTCCCTCTAAAAAAGGCCGACCCGTTATGAAACGGCACTTGTTCATACCAAAACGCACCATCACCTGGTTCAAAGGTAACTATCCCAATACCCTGCTGCCAGTCTTCTACAATGGTCATAGGTCTACCGTCCAGGTCGATTGATCCTTTGGTGGATGGGACGGTGCCGTCGCATCTTGCCAACGTACCAGGGGATGCGGCCATGATGGTCTTTGCACCATCCCAATCGTCACGGGACCGTTCAGCCCATTCACGCCGGTGGATGTGGCCATATAAGACTGAAGTCTTTTCTGTGTTGAGGTAGGCATGTGCTGTCGACCCGTTACTGCGTACTTTCGTGCCGTGTATGACACGGAGTCTTTCGTTGATCCAAAATTGTCCAGCTGGATAGCCCGGTACATAATGTATCCCATAATCGTCGAAACGACAGAGATAAGGAATACTAAGCACAGGCCAGGACTCTGGCGTATTACCTTTACGAATCCCAAAAGCAGCTTTCGCGTTATCGAGTACAAAGTTCACCAATCTTTCTTCATGGTTTCCAGCTATCCATACAATCTTAGCGTTAGGAGCATAGGTCCGCAGCTGTGCTCCGAGGGTTGTAGCACGATCAATGGATGCTTGTGTAGTTAGTGCATAAGCACTACTAAGACGGTATTTACCAAATTCAGGAAAGTCCAAGTTGTCTCCAACTAACACAATCATGTCTGGATTTAGGGATTTTGTAATAGCTAAGGCCATCTCAATGGCGTGTTCATCATGAGTGGCTTCTAATTCGCCATTGCGGGCACGGAAATACCCAATTTGCATATCTGGAAGGATTACGCAGGTTTGGTAACCTGGAGCGTTTGATGAGGGCTTAACTTTAATTGTTGGCATTTTTACTGAAGGACCAGGTTGTACTAATGGCCATTCAGGTTTGTTTAAAGAGTTAGTTGACAAAGCAGATACCAGATTACTCACAGCCACACCGCCCGTTCATATGACGGGAGATAGTGCTAGAACTTACTGGATACCCATTTTTTGTAAGCACTTCAGATAACCAGGAACAGGAGTAAGTCTTTGCTCTACCGTTCCCGGTATCTACTTTGATTTCTTCTTCAGCTTTATTTACTGCAGCATGCTCATCTGGAGTCATACTTTCTTTTATGCGAGTGAACGAGCACTTTTGACGAAGTGCATTCGCTTGTCGCTCCGTTAAGTCTGCAATCAGACTTGAGGAATCGGACATGTGATACTCCTTGTGTTACCCCACTGGAATACCAGCAGTTGTTATGCGGCTGTTTTGCCTTCTTTAGTATACACATTATTGCAGGAGTTTGACAAGTGTGTTACTGATTGTATTAATGAATACAATTCTTGTTCTTCTTCTGCTCCTCTAGCGACAACTCGCTGAAGGTACTTTGAAAGTAAGTCTAGTTGATGAGGGGTCATTAATGCTCCTTAAGTACGGAGCATCTACTCTACCAGATCTCAGCCAGAAACAACAGTCGGGTTTGGCAGATTCATACGGCCACCCGTGTTATATGAGTATTCAAACTGCGGCATAGAATCGCCGGCCATGCTACCCTGAACAAACTCCTGAAGGTGCTGAGGAGCTTCAATCCAGGAAGCTGAGCCAACGTGAGCACGCTCACGCATGGTCTCTTCGGGGTACTTGAAGAACATCTCAGGGTTGGTGTGGTTTTCACGACCAGGAGCCGGAGCGGTGTCTTCATATGCACCTACACTGAAGTCATACGGAACGTCAGTGTCAGTTGCAATACCTTCTTCAAAGCGCAGTGGTCCGCGGTTGCCAGGAATGCTTGCAGCCATTGAACGCTCAAACATGGGGGTTCCTTTTTCTGGGAACATGGGGGTGGGGCCTACAGCCATAGTTTTCCTCCTAGTGGAATGGAAGTTTGTATATTTAGATTACCACGTTTTAGCATGATTATCTGAAGAATGGGTTATCAGACACACTAACCATTGGCATTGTGTCTAATACTGACATAGCACAGGCTATTGCCAGGCTGTCTGGGAAGTCATCAAAAGCTCCCTTTTCTTCAGGTGCAGCGGCCAGCATGTACGGGCCTCTGTAAACCTTTTCAAGGTCAGACATTTGTTGGTTAAACCGCTTCCAACTTCGTGTACGTCGTGCTTTAGAATGCCCAGGTATAACCAGTTGATCCCGCTGAATTAACTCAGTTAAATGCACCCAACGATCATTTTGGGTTTTAGCATCAGAAGTAACAGCTACTACATCAATCTTTGGCATAAGGATTTGTAAGCGTTCTGCAACTGCTCCACCAACACCCTGGGAGTCAACACCAATACGGTATACATTATAGTTTCTTAGGAAATCAATAATTTCAAAATATTGAGATTCCCATTCTTCATTGTTGATCTCTAGCCAATTAAGAATTCTGTGTTCATAGAAACCAAACCCATCAGGACGATCCCAGTCAACCCAACATACTGTAACTACGGTTGAGTCATTTGAACGGGCTACGTCAATACCTACGACTACTGGGGTACGCCACCACTGTTTAACAAGCCCCATTGAAGTGTCATACATCCGAGAAAGACGGTCATCACTGACAAACATACCTTTTTCAAGAACCCACTTGTTGCAGTAGGACATCTGGAATTCGTCGGAATCTTCTCCGATTCTTACCTTCTCTTTACCTATAAACTTAGCATAGTTCTCGTTATATTTTGCAGCAGTTCTCCAGTCGTACTCAAAATGGCACTGCCTATGGTTACGTTTACTGTTTACATCTCTGCGTTTATTAAATTGAATCATTTTATAAAAGTATGACTTGTTGCGAGTAGCTGTGCCAGTTAGTGCAATAGACCCGTTATTGAACGCCAACATTGGTTTGATGGACTTTGCAATCATGTACTCATCAGCTTCTTGAGCTTCGTCAATAAGTACAAAGTGGTAGGTCTTAGATTCAATCTTTGCCTTAGGGTTACAGGTCTGCATACGGCAAAGGGAACCAGAGTGCTTAAGACTGATGATTCTGCCTTTACCTCGTGAACCGCCCGACGTAGCTTTATCGTCAATTTCTGGGTCAAGAAGGAAGTCCATAGCGTGTTCACTAGTTAGTTTGTTGACAATTCGGCTAAACACGGTGTCGGCCTGATCTTCAACCGGGGCAAAAACACCACACCAAAACCCCTTTTCAAACTTACCCAACCAGGTTGGATAAACCTTTGAAAGCTTAGGGAGGATGACCATCATTGATGCTAAGACATTAGACAAAACTTCTGACTTACCAGACTGTCGAGTAGCCACCAATGTCAGTTCTTCACCATCACCAATAACTATTGACTCAATTACTCGGTAAGCAATAGGCACCTGGTATGGGAAGAAGGTTACATTACAGAACTCCTCCGTAAAAAGGATAAGCTTTAAAACAAGCTGGTCAATGAATTCTTGTGATGTTTCGTCTAGTTCAACTGCCTGAATATCCTCAGGCGAAGACCCATCTTCTAGTAGTTCCTGCATGCTTTAATTATAGAGCATCGTCAGTGAATAATACTCCCTGATCAGGAACTTCAAGAGGTTTCTTGGGCATTCCTAATGATTCATTGATTCTATCTACTAAATAGAACAGGTCAGGAAGACTTACAAGGTAAGTGGACATATCAGGAGTGCTGGAAATAATGCTAGATACACAACCAAAGTCGTAACCCAAATGGTTAAGGTGGTCTACCAACTCATTTAAGTATGCAGTATCTCTGGTGTTACCACGCAAAATAGCCTTACGTGAAGGGTTTAAATTACCTTTATCCATATTTGGCTTGTGCATTTTATTACCTACTTTTCTGTCATACGATCTGATATTTCAGCCCATAGTGACTTTAAAATATCTACATGCTGGGTTACTTCTGATTCCGGCAGATCCTTAAAACGCCAATCATCAAATGATTTACCTAGCCCCATAATAGTAGCATCCATCCAATTAATGAGTGTTGGGGTGTCAGAACGCTCAATTCTTTTGATCTTCTTAATTGGGTCGTCTGCTTTTCTAAAAAACATTATTACCACTTTCGGATTGTATCAGCATCATCATCTAAGTATCTTCCACCTAGTGCCCCTAGGATACCCGATGTCTCATCAGTATGGGTGGACTTACGACAAAAGCCTACTTGAAATGAGTAATTTTTGTACGAAACTTGAATACCTTTACCTATTTTCCAAGGTGGGGCAATTTGACGCATAAAACCGATAGATATAAAAGGAGCCGTTAAGCTGGTGTTATCTCTTGTAATCCAGTAAATAGGGCCTAAATACTGAAGTTTATTTAGTGTGTTCCTAAACAGGAAGTATGCCCCTATTATTATCATTAAAATACATAAACTTATTATAACCATCTAATTGTCTTTCAATCTCTAGTTATCAGGATTAACACCTGATTGTGAAAGTATATCTGTGTATTCTACATATTTTTCTCTATTAGCAGAAACTTCTCCAGGATTTAGAGATGCTCCCTTAGCGTAACCCTTTGGTTCTAACACTGCTCTGACAGCATTTCCATAGCTACCTAAAGGCCCACCTTCTTCAAATTCTTTAAAGGTGGAGTAAGTCATGGGACCATACAGTACTTCTGTTCCATACTTATGAAATCTTACCCAAGTCATGCCCTCAAGAGTAGTGTCATCTGCAATGAGGCTAAGTACAGCATCTACATCCCCAGATTCAACTAAATCTTTATATCCATCTAATCTTTTAATATCGGAACAGTTATATTTTCCAAAGTCAAATTTAAACGCTGCTACACGACTGCTTGAGCCTAATCCATTGTATTCTTCTTGGCTAAATGGTACTGAGGTTACTTCATTTAGTTTTGTAGTTACTTTTGCTGCTAGTTCTTCACATAACTTTTGAATGCGCTGTTCTTCTTCTTTTTGTTCTTTCTTTTGTATGTCTTCATCTTTGGTGTAGTTGTCGTCAGTTATTTCAACGTCGTTTTCCCAGTCATAGTCTGAACCACTGTCAAACTCAATTTCACGCATTTCATCTAGTTCTTTAGTCCAACCAGTGCCCTCTAGGGGTTCATCATCTAAGTAGCTTCTTGTTCTACGTTCTTTTGCGTATCGAGCTAGCCTTGCCGCAATATCTGGGTCCATTGCCATTTTGTGTTACCTTTTATTTGTTGTTTTCTAATTCTTTCACACGGGCAGTCAGTTCTTGTACTGCACCAACAAGAACAGCAACTAATTTTGAGTAGTCAACTTGTTGTGGCTTGATGTTTCCTTCTTCGTCTATTGCATCTTTTTGTCCAGCAACAGCGTAAGGAATCACTTCTGCAAGTTCATGTGCAAAAAAGCCATGTTCGGTTACTGTTGGATTTGAAATAAAATTATATGTTTTTGGTGCAAGCATTTCAATTATTTCTAGCGCATCAACAAGAGGTATAACATTTTCTTTCAGTCGATAGTCAGAAGTTGTGTTATATGTGACACCTGAACCATTATCATATATTGATCCAATAACAGTACCTGAACGATGAAATGTTGCGTGATAAGTATTAGTAGGCCCATTAGTAGTCAGTGGAGTATTGGCAGTAGTAATCACTCCAGTTCTAACTATGCCATTACTTGACAAAGTAGAGTAACTACCAAATGCTCCACCGCCAGCAATATCGAGTGAACCTGCCGCAAAACCACCAGAACCATCACGAGCAACAATTGCTGATGCCGTATTAGCTGATGTAGCAGTAGTGGCACTATTAGAAACTTTTCCTGTTGTTGAAATAGTTGCCAATTTTGTATCAACAATTCCAGCAGAAGCACTGATATCAGCGTTAACAATTGTTGCATCAAGAATATTTGATGAGGTTATTGTTCCAGCTGCAATATCTGTTCCAGTAATGGTTGCATCAACAATGTTGGCTGAAGCAATAGTTATTGCTGTTGGTAAAGCACCAGTAGCTAACTTAGACAATGCAATAGCAGCTGAAGCGTTAATATCAGCATTTACAATTGTTCCATCAACAATATTGGCTGATGCTACAGTGATGGTAGTTGGCAAAGCACCAGTTCCTAATTTAGTCAATGCAATAGCAGCTGAAGCGTTAATTTCAGCATTAAGAATTGTGCCATCAGCAATTTTAATTGCAGTAATTGCACCATCGGCAATCTTAGCTGTAGTAACATTACTATCGGCAATTTTAGCGGTAGTAACATTAATATCAGCAATCTTACTAGTCGTTACTGCACTAGTTGCAATAGATGCTTCAACTACTTGGCCCCACTTAACTCCGTAGTTTGTATCAGTAGAGTCAGCAACTAGCACAAAATTGTTTGTGCCAGAAACTGGTAGTGCAACAGGAGAACTAGCACCTCCACCGACTACTACTTGACCTTTTGCACCTACAATAGCTCGCGCCATCATTATAGCTGTGTCAACATCTAGGGTAACAACGCCCCCAGTAGAAGTTGCTCCAGCAACAGTATTTAATTTAAGACCAGTACCAGCTGTAATTTGAGTAATAGTACCTGAACCCCAGTATGGAAGAGCACTCCATGTGGTTGTACCATCGCCAACTTTGTACTGTTTAGTGGTAGTATTAACGCCTACTTCACCAGCATCTAGTACTAGAGAACCCGGCCAGTCAGCAGTAGCTCCACGCCTTAATTGAATTTTAACAGCCATTTAGTGGCTCCTTATCAGCCGAACATCTTCTTCCATGTTACAGGACCAACAGAGCCATCCGCAGTTAGTCCATGAGCTTTCTGCCACGCCTTAAGTGAAGCAACAGACTTGGGGCCGAAATCGCCATCTGCTTTTGCTCCAATGACTGCCTGAACAAGAGCAGCACTTGGTCCCTTAGAACCAAGGGCAATAGGGGTACCTGGATAACTAAACTTCAAACCCCCACCAGCAGGTGCTGCTGCAGGTGCCGCTGGGGAGGCCTGTGCTGAAGCATCAGGAGAAGCATCACCAAGACAATACTGCCAGTGCCAAGCCTCAAACTCTTTGGATGCCCTGTTGTCTCCTTGAAGGTAAAAACCATACTTGGGGGCGTTAGCGCACATCCAATCAAAACAAGCCCCACCCATTGAGGTAAGTTTGCCATTGACATCATACCCAAGGTCAATTGCAAGACCCCAGCCATGATTAGAACCTTTAAGACCAGTTGGGTCTGGGGCAGCTGACGGGGCTTTGCCCTTCTTCAACCACCAGGTCTTACCGTCATATTGACGGGTAACGCCAGTCCCAGTGTCAGTTGTTACATAACGATCCATAAACATGAATAACTGACCTTGAAATGAACGGTAGTCACCAATGTTTTTAAGTTTGAAACCAGCGACAAGGGCAGCATCATACATCTTGTTAAATTGTGCAGCAGCAACATAGTACATCTTGCCTCCAGATTTAACTGGCACTAATAAGGATTCGGGTAATTGACCATTCTTATGCTTAGTAAGTGCCGTTGGTACAACTAACTTAATAAAAGGAAGGTTCATTTGTTACCCTTACCAAATGCGGTATCGTTGGGGTTAAGAAAACGGATAGCCACAGGCAAAGCCGCAGCCCAGAGGGCATTTAACGTCAACTTCCAGTCTTGTGTAGCTGTGTAGGTAGCCAAAGCGGCTCCCAGTACACTTCTAGCATAAGATGCTAATATAGCTTTATTTTGTTGTGAAAGATTCATTCTGATGATCATTCTTCTTCCTGAAAACCAGGGGTTACTGAAGTTTTCTGTATAGCATCAATTGTAGCCTCTAGGACAGCTATACGCTGGGCCTGTTGTGAAATCTGATTTACCAGTGATTCAACAATCTTGTTAACATCTAGTTGTACATTTGACATTTTGTTTCTCCTGTGCTAGGTAGGTTTGGTAGTTTCTTGTTGCTAGCTTATCACATGCACCTCGTGGTTTACGCAACCAAAAGAACAAATCAAGGTTAAAAAGCATTTTGAGTGCGTTACGAGCCATTAGTTACCTTCCAATATTTCTTGTTCTTCAATTATCGGCGCTTGCCATACACCATCAACGAGCATCCATCCCGTGTTGAGCGGGTTCTCTGGTGTTACTTCAATCAAGGTACAGCGTAGTGCCGCTTCTGTCGCCTCTTTGTCATCTGCAACAATTATGTTTGACACATAGTTGCCGTTTATCATTGCATAAATTGCCATAAATACTCCTTAATAGAAAAGATATATAACACCGTTGCCTCCAGTACCACCAGTGCCGTAATTCATTCCAGCACCTCCCCCACCCCCGCCGTTTCCGCCATTTCCACCGTTCACGGTTGATGCGTTAGAACCAGCACTAATATACCCTCCGCCCCCGCCACCTGCACCAACAAGAATGCCTGTGCCACTTGTTCCCGTTCCGCCAGCAAATCTGTCTCCAGCACCACCAGACGCACCAGTGACTGTGTTTAACCCCGTAACACTTGCAGCACCCCCGCCAATAAGACCCCGACCGCCACCATTGGCAGTTACTAAACCAGCAACAGAAGCGTTTGTATACCCTCCGCCCCCACCAGAGACACCAGCCCCTCCAGGTAACCCGCTCCCACCTCCACCCGCATAACCAATGCCACTCACTGACGAGGCTGGAGCACCATAGAAAGAAGCGCCACCTCCTGTTGGACCTTGAAAAGAAGAAGAGTTACCACCGCCAGCACCCCCAGCAATGGGAGCCAAGTCATCACCGCCACCGCTCCCGCCACCAGCAATGACCATTCCGTAAAGTGTGTCACCACCTTTGAAACCCTGTCCGTTTGAATTGTTATAATTAAAAGCTGTGCTGTCTGTCGTGAAAGCCATTTCCATTTGACCGCCCGCACCACCATTACCAACAGTGCAAGTATTAGAAGCAAATGTCCAACCAGCAGAAAATCCACCGCCCCCACCACCACCATAACTTGCTACTGGTGAAAGGTGGAACTGTGAGTTGCCACCGCTAGTCCAAGCCGTTGCTTGGGCGAGAGTGCTAGCAACAGAATATTGCGTAGAACTTGCTCTGACCACAGTCAGTGCTGATAAGTTAAACCCTGACGCAGTGTGACCAGTCATAGAAACTATTGAACCAACTTTATAATTGTTTGCGGCAGTATATGTGACCACCCCAGTAAATGTGATGGTTCCAGTTGCAGCGCCAGTAGTTGCGTTTGTAACAGTGAAACTTGTTCCAGGAGTGCTTGCGATAACAACATATGTTCCGTTGTATCCAGTGGGTGTTGAACCTGAAATTGTTACTGGCACACCAACTGGAACGGCGGTTGTGGTGCTGTATGTAACCTGACCAGCAACGGGAGAACCTGCTGTCACGGCAGTTATTGTTCCGCCCGCAACGGCACCAGTCGTTACTGTTCTTGCTGTAGCAGTAGCGGTTGTCAGGGTTGGCGTACCAGTAGTGGCGTTTGTGACCGTAAAATTAGTTGCGGAAGCCGTAGCAATAGCAGTGTCAGTAAGATTGTATCCAGCAATACTTGAACCCACAGTTGTCACCTGCATGCCTGCAACAAAATTGTTATCACAGGTGTATGTAACAGTTGTTCCATTACCTGAGATATTAGTTATGTTGCGAATGTTTAGAAGCGGTCCTGTTCCACCACCACCACCACCACCAATGCACACCGCATAAACACGCTTGACACTGCTAGGAATTGTAACGCTTCCGCTTGCAGTAATTGTCTGTTGTAATTTCAATCCAAACGGTGTATCCGAAAATTGAGAATTTTGATAAATGTTTACGCCCATAACTTCTCCTTAATAGAAAATGTAAAGAATCCCGTTACCGCCTGCGGCACCTGCGGCACCCCCACCACCACCGAGGCCCCCAGCACCACCAGAACCCGTTGTTGCATTACTACCGTTTGCTGCAATTCCCGCGCCACCACCACCATTGACATTTCCCGTATGACTGACTCCCGTCCCACCTGTGTAGATAGTTCCGTTAATACCAATGGCATTCCCACCAGCACCAGATGTACGAGTTCCTGAAGGTGATTCGCCACTACCACCCGCACCACCAATAATCCCCGACCCGCCATTGCCTCCAGACTCTCCAACAGACTGAGAACGAGAGCCACCACCACCAGAAATGCCGTCAGCACCATTTCTGTAACCCAACCGACCTCTGCCACCACCAGCGCCACTTCCAGTCCGTGCTAAAACTGGCGGCGAAAGCGTGGCACCAGCGCCACCTGCAAACCCATAGTAATTGGTACTGCCAGAATTACCATTAGTATCATTGCCTCTACCAGCACCCCCAAGCACACCAGAGTTTCCGCCACCAGCAATAATATGCCCATAGCGGCTATATCCTCCTGGGTCACTTGCACCAGCGCCAATGATGCAACTTGATTGTGCCAATGTCCAACCCCACGAAACACCACCAGCACCACCACCACCACCGAATGCGCCCTGAGAACCAGCGCCAGTGATAATCACATACACCCAAGTTATACCACTAGGAATTGTTACCGCACCTGATGAAGTAATTGTTTGTCGCAAGCGAAGTCCATGTGGTGCAAAAAAAGATGTGTCTGCAATCGGAGTATAATCAAGACCCTGCATCCCAGTAGAAACTTCACTTCCTACCTGTCCTCTGCGGTTTGGGTTAGCCATTAGGAAATCCTATTGATGTAACCAGAAATAGTAATAACTGATGCCGTTGCAGCGAAAGCATAAACTGTGTTCGCTGCTGCACCTGTGCCAGTCAACGGTAGACCAGCAACAATCAAAACATCACCAGATTGCGGAGAAAGAGTAATTGGTTTGGCGTGCTGTACCGCACCTGTTCCACCAAATTGCACCGTGAGCAACACTGGCGATGTTGAAGTATTATTTGCATACAACCACACCTCGTCAATAATTGAAGACGAAGTTCCTGTTGCGTGAATGGTTGTGCCAGTTGAAGCAGTTTGAACTACTGTGATGGGTTGTCCTTGTGTTGAACCACTTAGTAAAACTTTGCTAAATGTTGCCATTGTTACTCCTTAACCGAATACTTGATTTGCTATAATGTTTTGGTCGTTTTCAAAACTACCACCAGCATTGGCAATCACAAACGCAGTCGTAGCAACCTTGGTTGAATTATCGCCAACAGTCTGAGTTGTAGCGGTTGTAGTTGATGCTAACGCACCATTATAGGATGTTGCAGTAATAGTCCCATTTACTTGAAGGGCTGTTGAAGGTGAGGCAGTACCTATACCGACATTACCTGCGTTGGTAATACGCATACGCTCGGCGGTTACGGACGCGCCAACGGAAGTAGTGAAAAAAGTTATACGACCAGGGACACTACCTGTTGCTACGGTACCATCAACCTGAGCAATAATTCTTGCCGCAAGAGGGTCTAGTGTTGTTCCATCCGCACCAGCAAACATCAACTCCGCAATGCTGTCACCACTAACAAGTGCTGTTACTGCACCAGCAGCAGTGCCACGACTTTTACCCAGAACAAAACGCAGACCATTACTGTCGGCTCTGTTAAGAACAGAAGTAAATGCAGTTAACCCACCGCTTCCTTGTTCAT